GCTCGGTTGTAACCCATATCTGGGGATTAGCCAAGCCTTCGAGCGCATCTTTGGCATTATTCAATAAATTGATCAGAACTTCTTCTAGTTGAAATGGATTCGCCCAAGCAATTGGTTCCGGGGGTATTTCTACTAGTGTCGTTGTTAAATTGTGGTGCTTAAATTGTTCTCCGAAAATAGCTATTGTCTGGGCGACTACTTGATTTAAATTAACTTTCTCCCGGTGCTGGCGATCACCGTTAGCAAATTTGCGAAAACTCTCGATTATATTTTTTAGTTGCTCGGTTTGCGCATAAATTTTATTTAATAGCGGTACTAGTTCAGTTGGTTGAAATAAATTATCTTGAATATCCGCTAGAGCGGCGCCAGTGGCTGCACGGATAATTCCTACCGGTTGGTTAATTTCGTGGGCAACTGCGACGACCATATTTTCCACTTTAAGTTGTTGAAGCATTATTAGTATTCTCCTTCATGTTCATGAGATTTGTGTATTATTAACGCCCGTAACGCCGTAATGGCGTAGAACGGTATTCGACTCCGGTTAGTTTCCCAGCGGGAAATAGTTCGGTCAGTACAATGCACAAAATAGTCATTTATATACTTTGCGAGGCATTTCTGCGTAAGTTTATAACTCCTACGAAGATTTGCGAACTCAGTAGGAGTAAGTTCTATAGGTTTTTTTCCTTTCATGCTTACCCGCTCTATTTTATATAGCTCGAAAGTATATTAGACAAAATGTCTAATAATTGCAAATATTATTTTTAATAATTATGGCACTCTTTGTATTAGATATTGCATTAATACAGTACATCATGTACACTCTGTTTTTTAAAACTTACTTAAAGTGAAGGATGTATTATTATGTCACGAGGCGTTAATAAAGTGATTTTAATAGGAAATTTAGGTGCTGATCCCGAAGTACGTTATAGTGCTAGTGGCGTGGTGATGGCTAATTTGAGTTTAGCAACCAGTTACAGTTCGCAAGATAAACAAACCGGTGAATGGCAAGAGCAAACGGAATGGCATCGACTCGTTCTGTTTAAACGATTGGCAGAAGTCGCTGGACAATATTTACGCAAAGGTTCGCAAATTTATGTGGAAGGCCATTTACAAACCCGTAAATGGCAAGATCAAAATGGGATAGATCGTTATACGACTGAAGTTGTGGTGCTTGACATGCAAATGTTAGGTGGACGTGGTGAAAGTACAACGACTCACTACAACGCACCACCGCCGGTTAACAAAGGAGTAAATCCACCCACTATTCCACCTACCTCTTCACCCCCGCGCCCTTCTAATCCAGCACCGGTTGCTGACCGTCATTTTGACGATGATGATATACCTTTTTGAAGGAGTAAAAAAAATGATTGCCATAGCGAGTAGCCTTGATCCCATTACTATCGGTGCTAAACGACCTCATGCTGACGATATTAAAATTATTGGCGGACGCGGTTACGATTTGCGGCAACCGATTCCAATTAAATATCCTCAAGTCAGAGAACGATTTTTAAATGCCCGGAGAAATTTTTGGACACCCAATGATGTTCCGATGGGAGAAGATAAATTACAATGGAATACTGGGCAATTAACTGAAGCAGAAAAATGGCTCTTTAAAACCAATATTTCTTATCTAACCGCCAGTGATAACTTAGTACCGGACAATCTGAATAATGCGATTTTGCAACATATTACTGCCAATGAAATGAGGCAATATCTACGCTGGCAAATCAGTGAAGAAAGTAATCATATTGAATCCTACTTATTTATCCTCGAATCGTTTGGTTTAGATGAAAAAGGACAAGGACAAATTTTTAACTTATACCAAGAAATTCCAGCCTTAACCAATAAGTTAAATTGGAATATCAACTTTACTAATAACGTAGTTCATTGCGATGCACCAGTCGGCTCAATGGAAGCCAACCGGGCGTTATTAGAAGATCTGATTAGCTACTATATTTTTGAATACTTGTTCTTTCCGCTGGGATTCTCGCAGATTTTTGCTTTAGCGCGCAAAGGTAAACTCCGTAATACCGCTCAGCAATATAGCTATATTTGGCGCGATGAAAATTTACATGCGCTCAATAACCTGTGGTTGATTCGGCAAATTACTTCGGAAAATCCAATGTTCTGGGACACTGCTATGCGGGAACGTTCTCGTGCTATTATTGATGAAGCGGTCAAATTAGAAATTGAATATGCTAAAGCATCTATGCCTGACGGTGGCATTCTAGGAATGTCTATCACAACTTACTTTGAGTTTGCGCAATTTATAGGTAATCAGATTTGCCAAAGTTTGGGATTGAAACCTTTATTTGCGCTTAAAGAACATCCAATACCTTGGCTAAGTGAGTATGAATTAAATCAGGAAGTTAATTTTTTTGAAGGTCGAGTACGTGAATACCAAACCGGTAGTCAACTCTCTTGGGATTGATAATGATAATTGAAAACGCAATCCAGTTTAAAAATTGTCGATTAATGTTCGGCTTCACGCAAAAAGAATTCGCGAAGTGGTTGAACGTGAATGAATTAACGATTCGGCGGCTGGAATCTGGAGAAACGCCAATTAAAAATTCGTCTACAGTACGAATTCTACTGCTAAATTTGAAATTATTGGAGTTAAACATGAAAATAGATCAAGAAGCATGGAAAAAGTCATATAATGCTCAAAAACAAGAAAACGATATCCCAGACGACTTTATCTTAGGATTAGGACTACCCCCTCACCTAGAGGCTTTTTTAAAAAGCGGAGACCCAATTACAGTAGGTGATGTTTACAATTATTGTCAAGAACAATTTCCCTCCGAAAAACGACCATCCGAAATGACAAAAGAAGAGTTTAAAGAAGTGACAAATAAAATCCAAAAATTTATTTGGGCCTGGTATGACATCGAGGGAGACCGCCAAACTCGTTGGGAGTATGCCATACGACAATGCGAAAAAGAGGTATAAAAAATGTCTTTAAATACAGAACCCGACTGGGCACCGGTTGAAATCTCTGAACAACTACAAGAAAAAAGTAGATGTCCTGTATGTGGAAAGTCTTATTTCGATTTTTTAAAAGATGAATTGGAGGAATTCCGAACAGGCTATATCGACGAATTACCCCACATTCCTAAAGAAATTAGTATAACCTGTGATAATGAAGATTGTGAAGCTTGTGATGAGGATTTTGAAGTGAAGTTAAGAGTTTTGATTTTACCTTCAGCACCTTAACTTGGCTTCACGCAAAAAGAATTCGCGAAATGGTTGAATGTGAACGAATTAACCATTCGTAGACTGGAATCCGGAAACTCCCCAGGTACTAATCCAAGAGTTGGCGAAAGTATATCAATAGGGAGGTTTGGAATGACGACTACAGATGATGAACTGATGGAAATTGAAAAAGGAGAAAATGATGAGGATGTTCTTCCTGAAGATAATTCATCTCCAGCTTTTGATCCCAGAAAAATTGATATCACGACTGAACAGAACAGTCTATCTACTATTATTTCAATGATTGAGGATGGTACGATTGACCTTAATACTGAATTTCAGCGTAAAGGTAATTTATGGTCTGAAACCACGATGAGCCGTTTGATAGAATCTATTTTGTTACAAATTCCTATCCCGGCTTTCTATTTTGACGCCTCTGAAGGGACTAATGATGAAAAATGGTTAGTCGTGGATGGTTTACAAAGGCTTTGGAGTCTAAAAAAATTTGTGATAGACCAATGGTTGGTTTTAAAAGATTTAACTTTATTGGTCAATTTGAATGGCAAAAAATTTGAAGATTTAGACAGAAATTTACAAAGGCGGATGCAACGATATCAAATCACCACGTATTTAATAAAGCCTCACACCCCCAAAGAAGTGCGGTATGACCTTTTTAGACGAATCAATACCGGCGGATTAGTTTTAACCCTGCAAGAAATACGTCATGCTCTAAATCAGGGAAAACCAGCAGAATATTTAAAAGAACTATCTGAAGATAAGCATTTTAAAGATGTCATTGTCGTCAAAGATGAACGTATGGCTGACCGCGAATTAATTTTGCGTTACCTAGCTTTTTCCAATAAGCATTATACCGAATATGAACCTCCTTTTACTAAATTTCTTGATAAAGGCATGGAACATTTAGATAAGTTAGATGACAAAAGATTAGACCAACTTAAACAATATCTATGGAATGCACTAAAAACATGTCAAACCTTATTTGAAAAAAATATTTTTAGTAAATCTATCTTAGGAAGTGGCAATCGGCGTAAATTAAATATGGCATTGTTTGAAGTATGGACTGTGCTTACTGGACCTTTAAGTAATGGGGAAACTGAGTGTTTAATATCAAACAAAAGCAAGTTGATTAACGACTTTCAATCGTGTTTGAAAGAAAATAACTTTCTTCGTTCAATTGATGCTGGGGCAAGTAAAACTGCTATTACCACAAGATTCAAAACCATTGAATCACTTATTGACAAATACAAAGAATAAAAAAATATTACGGCTGTACCAGGAGCAAGTGTTGGTGTTGGTTGATTCCAAGTGAACTATGTCGAAAATTCGGGTGTATTCGACTTTGTCATTATTGATGAGTGTCATCTCGTTCCAACGAACGAGAATAGCCAATACCGGCGTGTTTTGGCTATAGAGAAATCAAAAAACAGCAATGTTGCGTGCATAGGCTTTACCGGCACCCCCTGGCGAATGGGAGAAAGGAAGGTTTAAAAAATAGTTGATGTTAATCTATAAGTAGATGTTAATCTATAAGTAGTAGGGGGTGCTACTTAGCCCCCTTCATTAAAAAGAGTTTGATCTCCTCGTTTTAACCACTTGAAATACTCTTTCTTTGTGATCACTAACGTAGTTTCCTTTCCTCAATTGCCTGCCTCCGCATTTTAAGTGGGTGGATGGATGTGTGCCCGTTCATTCACAATAGAAACATAATCTAGTACGTCTTGCCATGTTGAATTGGAATTTAGTTCATAAAAATGACACTCAGTGGCAATATTAGCACTATATTCTTCCGAATGATAACGATAAGGGGGGGTAATAATGACAAATGCGGTAGTGCCGCGCCATCTAATCATGTCATTGTTATCTACCCAATCTTTATCTACGATCAATATATCACCGTCCGGAGTCTGAACAGAATGATCACTTTGTTCCGCCCATGTTCGGCACGATTGTATCCATTCCAATGGGCTGTGCATTTCCTCGAGAGGACCGTTTGATTCGTCTGTAAATACGTCCACTTTTTCGATGTCGTTTGGGATTACATCGAGTATATTTTTTGAGAGTGAATCGTAACGATGATAAATGAAAGTAACTTGTTTAATTTCCATTTTAGTCCTTGTTAAGGCCTTAAAGTAAAGCGATACTAATATAACCCGCCCCACCTGCGCCGCCGGTATAGCCTGAGTAGACTAACGGGACCCCCCCTAGCCCACCAACAGTGTTGATATTACCTGTAAAATTATTTTCTCCGAATCTACCCGTAAACGGGCCACCACCACTTCCACCCCCGCCAACAGCTCTAGATGTTGTAGATCCTCTTGCGTTCCCGCCTTTTCTTCCAATCGATTCTACTGTTCCGTTTCCTGTAAATATTCTAGCGATGAGAACTATGGATCCGCCCTTCCCTGTTTCCCCTGTTTCGCCGTAAGTCCCATCGGGGGTTCCGGGAGGAGAGCCGGCACCGGAACCGGCTCCGAATTCAGAATTGTTTGCAATTCCGTTTCCTCCAATTCCGGTTATTCCTGCCCCCGTAGTTTTGTAATCAACTCCTGTTGTTGTAAGTCCTCCATATTCATATACACCGCCAGCCCCAGGTCCCCCTGAGTAAATATTTCCCATACCAGCGATGTTGAATACTTCGCCGAAATTGGAAGAAGCTGAACGACCTATTGCACCGTTTCCTCCGTCTCCTCCCATCCCAATAGCCAGCCCGGCCTTCCCATTATTTCCATTATAAAGAATCCAGCTTGATGTCCCTCTCACCGTCTGTATTGGAATAGAGTTTGTTGCGTAATTCCCAATTACGAGATTTTGGTAGCTAATTATATCGATTATATCAAGTGGAGGAGTGCGTTTTTTCGTCACGTAAATATTAAAGCTTTCCGGTAATAGTGGAATAGTATTCCCCCCCTTGTCAGTCATTGATAGTTTGCCATTCAGTGTGAAAGTACCATTCACATAAAGAACAAGTCCTTTACAACGATTAGACACTGTGAGAGTGTGTCCTGAATTAATTGTTAAATTATTGTAATTTTTAGTAACATAGCCGCCATCTGTCGTTGACGGCAATGTAACATTTCCTGTTGTATTTAGATCACCGTCGGCACCCGTCCCAAAATAGGGCTCAGTCCACGGCTCATAATATCCGGCGTTGCTTTGCAGATAGCTTGGATAGTTTGGGAAATTGTTTAGGTGGGAAAACGGATATTTTCTCATTATTCCAACTCTAATAATGTTATAAAAACCGCCAACTTATTGGTAATACTGGCCGATATATTGATTTTATCGCCTGTTGCCAAAACAGGACGGTTGAATAATGGCTTGTTATCGTCTGATTTTATGATATCATAAACAAAACGGTTCAAACTGGATTCCGTTTCACCGGATTTCACGTGTGCAATTGTCAGTCTAATATCGTTCGATGTATCAATATTTTTAACTGATAAATCATATACTTGTGTATATATGGCAGTAGCTGTAAATATTGTAACTGAACTCGTTGTTGCTAGGGCTTGAATGGTTTGGTATGTTGGCATAATTTTTTAATTTAGAGGCTAAGAAATGACATTAATTTTGTAAATTTTGTTGTGATAGTTTTTTTGTTTACTCCCACTAAATTAGTGCCATCCAACGATATTGTTAGAATGTCACCGGGGGCGCCAATATCACTTAACTCGACTCCTCCGTCATACAGGTTGTGCAAATAACCAACTGTAGCCGCATCAGACGGGGATATTCCAATGCCAACATTTTTTATCGTGTACCCATTCATATCAATATCGCGGGCGTTGTCTGACTGACTCAGATCGTAGGGGACAAGATTATGATTTATTTGGTAAATTACTCCCTCATTGGGAATTGTTCCGTCTGGAAGCGTAATCCCCAGCGCTCTGCAATACACTTCGAGGCTGGTCATTCCCGCGTGCAATGGGTATAACGTGCCATTATAAATGTACCCTTCCCCCACTGGGAAATGTCCTGAATTTGGATCGATTATACTCATAAAATTAGTAATTTTTCCGCTTTACTCTTAATTTCATTAATTTTTTCTGTTGTTAAATCATTTCCTGATGAATTTATAGTAATAATCCCCCCTGGGGGATATGTAGACGGGTCAATTGAATTTACTAGTAAAAAAGCTGCTGCGTGTCCCATTGTAACTATTGAATTTTGTTCTAAAGTGTTAGAAACATTTTTGATGTTATGCCCATTCATGTTGATTGGCTTATAATTTCCCACAAATGATGTGGATTTTTCGTTAAGTGCCTTACAAATACTCTCAGTAGTTGGTTTCTCCCCATTGGATCTCGTGAAGCCTGTCACATCGCAGTATGTATCTACATCGTTTTGATCTGAGTTTTTTTTACCTAAATTTGGATTAACTAGCATACTTTTCCTTAAGTTGTTTTTGGGTGAGTGGGTTACCAAGGTCATCAATTAAATCATTAGTTGTTATCTTACCTGTTTTCCAAAGCTCAGCACCAGTTCTGCCTAACATTTTTTTAAGTTCGGCATCACTGCGCTTTTTTAGAAATTCATCAAAATCATCAGGTTTTGTCACTAACCCATCCATACTGGCACGTTTTTCAGGGGGAATTAGTTTTTTTTTCTCTTCAGGCAATTCCTGATAACTCCTAAGACCGGGAATGCGCCGGTCGCGTTCCCCCAAATGAAGCGCAAGTGGCTTATATGGCAATTGTCTAGCCCCAAAGGGGACTAGATCGGGCAAAGTCCATTTACAGCCGTTATATGCCATAGAGATAAATGTTGTCCTTTCATTGAGTACAGCCATACTTTCGATATAACCAACAACGTCAGAATTCGATTTGTACGTATCCATATGCGCACTATCTGTTACCGTTGAAAGAGTTGTTCTGGCGATGGTGCGCATATTATTTTTTGCCAGATTTAGTGTTGTGTTTCGTTGAAGGCGTTCTGTAAGGTCGTTCATTGTTTCTCCTTGCAAAAACCCTTTCATGAATTCCTTTCTAAATCCGTTTATCATTACCTCGCTTTGTTTTTTCCAAAAGGATACCATCGTTTTATTTTTAATTGCAGCTTTACTGACAGCTTCTGTTATCAATTGTTCGTTCAATATAGGAACAGTAATACTTGCTCCAATAGTTCCATTGATCGATGTTGTGACAAAAACACTTTCACTGCGGTACAGCTGTATACTTTCATCAACAATTTTCTGCCCTGCTTTTATGAATTTATTGTTGATGATTTCCTCAATTTGTTGCAAAATAATTCCGAGTTCATTTCTTTTTCCACTCCTTATTTTTCTGAGAATTTCCATCCTCATCCCAAGCATCATTTTTTCAATAGTATTCTCCACTCGGTTAGAGTTATCCAAAAGCTCTTTAAAGTGCTTTTTAAACTTATTTGCGAGGAGAATGTTGGCGGATTTGCGATTAGGCATAAGGGGCATCCACTTGATCTACTGGCTCAAAAATGTTGGTTGCATCCCCGAAAGCTTTGGATGATTTTATGATTTGGCGCGCTTCATCTTGCGAAATTAATCCCCGATCGAAGAAGTCATTTATGATCTGGAAGTTGGTTAGTCGATCCTCGGTTGCAGAAAAATCACGGCCAACCCGAACACTTTCTAAAGGCTCTTCACCAAAGTACTCACTAATTGATCTAAAAAGCTGCTCCCATAAAGAACTTTGGTTATCGGTAATGATTTCAATTTGTGATTTTTGATTTCTATCAGCAGTAGCAACGCCAGTTGCTGTTACGTTGAATTCGTTGATCAAATGGGAAATCCCCGCTTTATCTCGTTCTTGGAAAGCTTGAACGATTTCTTGCCAATCGATTTCCAGTATTTTCATGTCGGGACTCAGCGCGTTCACTCGATCACCGCGATTCATGATAGCTATGCTGTCATGGCCGCTACGTCCCAGGAGTTGCTGCTGCATTTTTGTGGCAGCATCAACCTCCCCAGGTTGTGTTGGGTTATCTAGGTCTGCCTCCACCGTCAGAAATGGGTATTTGGCGGCGAATTTTGAGATCAGCCCCCGATGCTGAGAAAGAATGTTGTATAGTCGTTCAGTTTGTTCTGCATAGCCCCAGTAAAACGGATTATCGCGACATAATGGATTAAAATTATCGGTGACATTAGTTATAAAAATAGGTATTGATTGTAGGAGGTTTCGATTCTCATCAACAAGAATTTCGGCAGCAACGAGTTTCAGCTGGTTAGTATTTTTAATTAGCGTATATTCGCTTTTTTCTATGTATTTTATGTTATTTTCTGATTTTTTAGAAAAGCGAATATATGTTTCATTTGTTACTTTAATTATAATATCGATAACATGTTTCTCACTCAGTGTTTCGTGGTACTTAATGCTCAGTATTTTTTTCGGGGGTATGCTGGTTATCACGGGCTGGATTTCATTACTCCCAAGTCCAGTAACGAAATCCAATATTAATATTGAAGTCCCGTATTGGAATGCGTTAAATAGTGAATCAATAACCAAATTGTTTAAATTTTGTTGATTAGACGGTTTGACTATCACTTTTTCGAGATTTTCACTAATTTTGCCGGTAAATCTTATTGTATTTTTCCTATCCAAAATCAATCCGATACTTGAACCAAGTAAATTTTTGTAGCCTGGTGTAATCCAACTATTTTGCAACCTAATATTATATCGCTCTATTTCGTCCGCATACCCGCGCTCAAAAAGTGCTGGTTTTAGAAAAATGGTATTTAACTTTCTTAGCTTTCTTGAGTTCTCACTATAAATTATATCGGCGAATGCCCAATTAACTGAGCATTCACTATATGCTTCATCGGTTGTTATGATTTCGCCGCTGTCCCGTATAAAAAGAGAAATGCCTTTGTATTCTTGTTCAAATGTTTTAAACCCATTCATTTTACTGATATCCTCTTATTTGTGTTTTTCCAACCCGGTTATAAATTAGATAACCCAACGCATCAAGGACATGATCATGCCCCTGCGATTTATCTGGCTCACCGGACTGAGTGTACCCCTGTGAAGTTAGGGCTGTTATTAGTTTTGGACATTTTTCACGATTAATGAGTGTCATTCTTTGGCCAAGTGCATTTTTGAATGCACTGTTCACAACGTTAACCCGGTTTTTTATCAATGGGTTCGGCTTAGTTATTACCCTGATACCGGAGGCTTTTAGGAGAGAAACATCGGTGTCGTTCACCACAGTGTTTCTACTACCCCCAGAATAGTCAGGGTAGACAGTTAGGAATGAGTTTGGATATTCCGTTTTTAATTGCTTGATCATGTTCTCAGTATTTTTTAAACCAACTAATTCGTTTACCACTATGATATTTCTAGTGTTATTTTTTTTAACTTCTACGCTAACTACTGCTGCCATTTTTCCGACGTTAAAATCCATTCCTACAAGCAACTGCTCGAAGGATTTTGGGTAATTTGGGTTAGTGTGGTTAATTAAATTTTCTTCGGAAAAACAATAATAAACTAAATCGGCATTGGCAGTTAATGGCGCCCATTTCCCGTAAATGTGTGATAGAATTCGGTTTTCAGGGAGGATTGCCAGTTGTTCTTGTACGTAACTTTCGCGGAGATTTTTCCAATTTGCAAAAGTAGGGATTTCAAACTGAGTAAAATTGGGGTTATCCGCATTTTGAACTTCAAATAAATCGTAGCAAAAACTACCGATGGCGCGCGGGGTAGTGGCTATAATTGTTTGTGCAACTCTGTTTTTTGATATTTTTAGCCGTTTTCTTGCAGACGACTGCTCGAAAACAAGTTGCGCCTTTTTTTTTGGTTGCTCATCGAATTCATCCAGTAGAATGTGACCAACGTTAAGCGATACTAGTGTTGCAGGGTCTGAGTAGGAAAAGAAGTAAATATATCCGTACCCATACACCAGTATGTACTTGTTTTGTAAGTTGATTTCGTGCGGTAGTTCAATTAGATCTAATGCCCACGCACAATATGGGATTAATATTTTCACGATATAACCATGAGTCAATGTCATAAATAAAATATTCACCCGGTCCCTTTGGAGTAGGGAGGCTGCTTTTAATGCCAAAAATTTTGATTTCCCTGCCCCATATCCGCCCCGAAGAAGAATATTTTGTGCGTTAGATGCCAGGACTTTTTTAATATGCCAATTAACAGGAATTACCCGTTTCGTCTTCTTCCTACGGGTAAGATAAGGAGAATTGTATAGAAAGAGGTCACTGCTAATGTCGCTCAGCATGATTTAATCTAACTCAAATTCAACATCATTATGCTCATTATTGTTTTTCCCTGCCTCAAAATCCTGGGGCTGGTATGTCGATACTTTTGCTATTGCTTCTCCGATGTTCCTAAGTACACCCACGTGTGTTTTTATGTCAGCTAGTTGCTCAAGCCAATCCTGCTGATATTTCATTGCCGATTCTTCTAAAACGTTCACATATACCAGAAAGGCATTGGATAGCGTTGCTGATGCTTTGATGCGTTTATATCTCTCGGAAAATTCAAGGTTAAGAATGTCGCTTAAATTTCTCTCTGTCTCACTAATTATTTTTTTGCGTTCGGCACATAAACGTTCTTTTGCGCGCGCAAGTAGATATTTTTGAGCACGGCTCTCCCAATGAAATTCCTTCGCCTTTTCATACCACGAATTTGGCATCAATTTTCCGTCAGGCGTAGGGGATAGCTCATATACCCTTTTTAGCGCGCTTCTAAAAACGTGCGGGCCTTCTTTTATAACATCAACATAAATAAGGAACCTTGCGTGCCAAGTAGGGTCTTCATTTGCTATTGGGTCCAGTAAGTCTTCAAGCATATTAGAAAAATCGTTGCAAAAAAAAATTCGTTATGTTATATACTATTGCGAGTTTATTGTAAATGATAATTGTATCAATAACCAGTTGGATACTTCAGATAAATTCGATATTTTTTCTGCAACCAGGAGAATAAATGATAGTGGAATTACTTAATCAAGTTACTTTAGAAGAGTGTGAAAAAGAGTTGAAAACTCAAGTAACTGAACTGATAACATGGCATCTGAAAAGTGTGTAAATTAGGAGCGTACATAATGGAATTACCGGATCAAATAACTTTAGAAGAATTTGATAGATTGCCAGTGGCTACCCAAATTTATTATCAGAAAAATGTTGACGCGGGCGTTGCAACGGTTGATATTGCCCTAAATAACGTGTTGCAGCGTGGCGGATACACAACGTCCCAAAAAGCGTTGAAAGCCCAGCTAGCTGAAATAACTTCGGAACTTGATAAATATAAATCCTTTGCACCAAACCCTACTGAGTTATCCGAGAAAATTAAAAATTGGGAGGAGCTTGAAGCTTCCCAAGTTGCCGGGAACGATGACTTTAAGAAGAAACTCGATGAGATTAAGGCAGCATCGGAGAAACGGCTAACTGATGAACTCGCGAAGAAGGATAATAGTTTTAAACAAATGCTGGCCGATCTGGAGGAAAAGAATCGGTTATACTCTGAGCAAATAAGGAACATTCAACTATGGGAAGGAATCGCTAAATTAGCCCCTGACTTAAAGCCAAAGTATGTCCCAACGTTTAAGGATAGTTTTCTAAAACTATTCACTCTCGACGAAGATAACAGTCTAAAACTAACAGGGACAGATCCTGAGTCACTCATTAATACGCCCGCAAAAAAAATGGACAGCATCAGGAAAGAATTTCCTGAACTGTTTTTATCGGCGAAAGAAGTGGAGTTTTCTCCATACAATCCACAAAATAAATCTAAAGAAGAGTCAGCAAAAACCGATTTTCAACAAGCTTTGGCGCGTAAAGACGTTGAAGGAATGCTTGCTGCCCAACGGAGGATGTAATAATGCCCGCAGGCGTAATAATGCCCGTGACCGAGGCGTCAAAATTTGGTCCGCTAATTTTTACGGGGGCATATCAAACGCCCCTGGTTTATTCGCTGGGGGTTAACTTTAACCCAGATGGCTCGGTTGCTGGTTTGCGTGATGTCGAAATCCTAAGTGCGCCGGCATTTACCGTTGCAAATATTCCTGATCTCGGTAGTGCTGAAGACTTAGGCACAAGTACGGCGGAGACTCTAGTTTGGGACCCTCAAATAACGCCACAAACACCACAATCCCAGTGTATCCATTTTTTAAAACATGATATCAGTGCTAGCCAGCTTTCCCAAAGTATTCAGCCCGGCGCAATTATTCCTTACGATCAGATGGTTAGTGGGAATCGATATTTGGATGCCACTAAGATAAATCAGATGGACTCCTATACGCTGGAGGAAATAAAAGCGCTGGCGGCGCTCGTGCAGCGGATGGAGTGGGTTGTCTTCAATAGTGAATTGCAAATCCCGTCAACCGATCTGGATAAATGGAAGGCGCAGGGGATTATAAACGGTTGCACCAACGTTATTGATGCTGCCGGTGCCACTTTAACATCGGCTATGCTCACAAATTTATCACTTCTTGTACCGCCTATGGCTCAGCCTGTGCTTTTTATCCCCGGCGCTTTTTTTTCGCAAATAAAATCGTACACAACCCCAGCGGCAAATATTGGTCCTCTTAGTGAACCATTGGTGTACGTAGCACTTAGCACCCAGCCCGTTCGCGTAATGATTTCGCCGAAAATGGATCCAAATTCTATAGTGCTGATGGATATTGCTAAATGCAGGCTGTCATTCTTGCAAACTCGGTACACGGACGAAAGTGGATCCCAACAATTCAACGACGTTATTTTTAGCATAAAAGAGTCTTCAAAGAAGACTGGAGCAGAAGAGGGGCGAGTTGGAACATATTTTACTATAAATCCTGGTAGCTTTAGTTACCATGCCGTGATTAAGAACGTCTTGCCGGCAACATAATGCCTATAATAGTCATCGAAACAGGTGAAATCGTCGAGGGGGCGAATAGTTTCGTCTCCGTAGACGATTATCGTCTATATTTTTTGGATGTCGGCATTGATACTAGTAGTTCTAGTGACATACAGATATCCGAGAACCTGGTGCTTGCATTTCGGGCGATGGATAGTCTGTACTGGGGACGATTACAAGGGCAAAAAGTGCAGGCGAACCAGGCAGGGATTTTTCCTAGAAAAAATATGGTTGATGTTGAAACCGGCGAAATTCTTGAATCAAATTATATTCCCCGCAACGTCAAATATTGGCAAATTGAAGCCGCAAAAATTCTCTTTAATGGTTTGGAAACACTGGAACCAAAGCTTGAAAATGTTGGCGGCGTAAAGTCATACACTTCAACTGTGGATGTGCTCACTGAGTCCGTAACATTTGCCACATCGGGACGGGTCGATGTGCAGATTTTCACACGTTTAGAAAACTTGCTGCGGCCGTTTTTCAAATATGCTTCAATTATTGATATGCCTATAGTATTTAGAAGGTAATGCTTAATTATCTGGAAATACAACATTCTGTTGATGAGAAGCTGAGAAAAAATGGCATACTATTTTTAATAACAACAGAGGGTGTGGGTACTTATGATCCTGTTAAGGGGATTTCGAGTAGGGAAACCGTAATTATTGGCGTGTATGGGCTGAGAGTTTCAGTTTTGCGTAAACCATTTCCTGATGGGATAGAACTCCATTATGGGGACTTTATGTTAATGTTAAGCCCGCTTGATTCTACAGGGAAACAATATGAATTGCCTAAAAAGGGGAGTTCAATAACTATAAATGGGTGCGAAGCTGAGGTTATTGGTATTGCTACTGAACTCAACTTAACCAATGTACCGTTGTTTTATCGAATAGTCTTGAGAAACATTTAGGTTGATGGCTTTCAGTTCTTTCTGGCCAAATTTAAGACCTCGAATACTTATTACCAGAGAAAGCCATCAACCCAAATATTTTTTAATATTTTTTAAGGAACTTTATTATGGATACAGAACATGATCCCAGCCATGATCCCAGCCATGTTCCCAGCCATGATCCCAGCCCGTACCTTGGGTTAGCTGTACTAATTTTGAGTGTTTTAAACCTTGATTCGAGTTTTGACCCGGATACGCTTTCCCAGTTAGCCGAACTCATTGCAACGATAATTACAGGAGCAATTGGAATTGGAACAACATTTTATATAGTGAAAAATAAGAATGGAAATAAAGTTGAATCTGAGTCAAAAAAGGCAACCGATATTAATGATTGATGGCAAACAAATTACTACTTTTAAGCTCCAATTTAGTGAGTTAAAAGGCGGTGCTAATGATCTGCAGTGTATATGCATTCTTCCTACGAAGAATGAAAATGTCTTAAGTATAATTATGGATGGCATGTACGGTGAATTAACATGCAACATACCTGACGAACAAGCAAAAGAAATATTAGCCTTACGGCGTTGAAATAATAGTGATACTATCTGTAAAAATCTGTAAAAAAATGAGTGATTTAAAAGATTCGCTACAAGATTTCTTCGATAGAGTCGAAGCGGGGGTGATTAAGGAGCAAAAAGAGCAAATGTTCACCCTTCTTCGGCGCGTAATTCTAATTACGCCGCAGGATGAGTCAGTTTGCGTGGCAAACTGGTTTATTACCGTTAATTTCCAGGACGCGAAGGCTACTCAAACGTCAGATCGCGATGGCATGGCTGCTATGACAAGGGGGGTAGGTGAAATTGAAAAATTCAAACAATTGGGAGTTTTGACGCTCACAAATCCGATGCCATATGCTCTAAGAATTACGGAGTATGGCCACTCCAAGCAGACTCCGCCGGGAACGTTGTCGGCTATCGTTGCACAACTAGAAACGGAGTTCTTTAGGAAATGATGACCGATTCAGAGGTATCGGATTTTGTCCGCAAAAGAATCTTTAACCGTTTGGATTTCTGGGGAGAGGTGGATGGATCTAGAATTGGAATCAGTATTTTTGGTGGGAAATTCCTTATTTACGAGAATGGCGTATGGAGGGAATACGATGAAATTCCAACAGTCCAAACGTGGCTTAGTTTGGATATAAAATTTGGGGAGCGGATTCGGGAGTACATTGGAGCCAATGCTCCTGAAAGATGTTTTTGCATGATTGCAATTTGCCTTTATTTTCCAGGAAATGTACCAGGGGATGTACGAGAAAGTTGGGTTAATCGGCTCGACGAAACTTTTAGGTACATTTATTATCGTACTTTATTAGTTACAAGTAGTGTACGTGTTGGATTAGGCAGTAACTCTATTTATTCAATTTATAACGCAATTGCTTTAAATTACAATTGTTACTTTTTGTCCCAAAGAGGGGGATAATTATGCTACCAGTGAATATCAATACCCTTGTTTTCAGTAATTGGCGGAAAATAAGGGATATACCAACATACATTTTATTCATTTATTTACTGATTATTTTAAGCACTTATGTCGATCAAAGGGCTGCGTATGCTAACTCTATTGTGTTAGAAAGTCATACAGAAAGGCTCAATGATTTAGACAATAATTTGTCAAAGCTTTTATTGTTGGCTTCTAACATTAAACTGGAAAATAGTAAACAGGACGCAAAAATAGAGGAATTAGAGAAAGATAATAAGAAAACGAAAGAGCGTTTAGAAAATCATGAAAAACGAATTAAAACGCTTGAGGAGGAGAATGGAAATTCATCAACAGCAACTCCAGAAACAGCAACTCCAGAAAAGGAGGAAGAATGAGTTCAGTAAGCACAATAGAACTAGCTATTCGGAAAGATCCGAATACTGATAGAAATTACATTCCAGTGGATACTGTCCAGTTTCCACGAGTGAATTCAGTTAGTTTAAAAAGTTTGGTGATTCCCGGTGGGGATATACCAACAATTTCCGATGTCATCTTTTTGAAATACAAGGAGGCGGGGGTTGCTCAATTAGCGGCAACAACCGCAACGAACTTCGCAAATATTACTGCGGGGCTACCAGCAACTGATCCGTTGCTGGTAGCATACTGTTTCGCTATCACCATTGCAGGACTACCTTTGGTTGACAGTATGCAACCGCATAATGGCACTTTTTATATTACGGCAGCGTACCAAGATATTGGCGGGGACTATGTCCTAGAGTTAGCTAATCCAAGCATTACAACCAATTATTTTGACATTCTTAACCCAGATACGTTTGATGCAGCAACATTTACCATTGGTGTGGCAGATTATTATCAAATTTTCGAGCAAATAGGTTCCGAACAAAGCACTTTGAATGGGCTTTGTCACGGCCAGTATGTCGAAGCATATTTACCGGAGCGGTATCTAGCCCTTGATCCGGATACGCAAAATATCAATTTCTCCGGCACTAATATGATTATGTATGCTGATTTGAAGCGCTATAGTGCTGAATCGCCTGCTATGGAAGTAGTCGAGCTAAAATGGGACGCTGTAGAAGAAAAAGTATACTTGTTAACCAATCTGTTGGATGCGGGGGGGCAAGACCAGTTCAATTTAATTAAGATTGGTGATCGGTTACGGGTTGAACTATTGTCAATTGATCCTGAACCGGATATCCGGTTAGTGGTAACAAGTACTGTCGATAAATTGGAACTTATTGATGTTACAGGCAATAAGTATGGGAAGATCTGGTTTGTGAATCAGAGCATTTCTGATGCAACGTATGATTACGCAAAAGCTGCTTCTGGTAGTCCGGACGAGTACGTTCAAATTGGTGATGTGTATACTAGCCGCAGGTATACTCTTCTCTTTGTTGATGGCCAATTAACGTCTCGAATACACGATGCTGACGTAACAATTGACACAAATGAGAATTTGATTATTCCAGGGCAATATTATGATTTATCATTTCTGAATTCAGAAAGTTTTAAAACAGGGGCAACCAATACTGCTTCCGCAATAATTAGCTCAAGCGGTGGTGTAGTTGATGCAGCTATTACTGAGAAGCCCAGTGGCGGTGGTTTTGCGATCGATATGTACTATGGTGACTTAGTTGATATGATGCTAGAAGCTGCAATGGGCGGGCAATGGACTGAAAAAATGGTCACTAATAATGTGCTTCCAATTGCAGCGAGTGATATCATTGAAATGACCGATACAGTAGTTGCCGAACAACTACGGGTAGGTTACCCAGTTAGGCTTTCAGGTTCTAACCAAACCAGGACAATAAATCAAACGCTAGTTCGCCCAAATAATGGCATATTTATTATTTCCGCAATCCAATCATATGGGCCTGTGTACCGGTTTAAGTTGGCAAAAAGTTTAGACGCTCCCTTATTAGCCGGTGAACTTTTCCTTGAGGAACCCGTGAATGATAATTACGCCCTCCAGTGCTCGGTTTGTGAGAATGGGCTGAGATCAAGTGCCTTTAAAGTGGAAAAAATCGAACACGCTAACATCCCCTTTATCACGCTCTATTCCGGACAAACAGTTCAAGCCATGAATGTGACATTAGGAGAAAAAGCAATCATCACAATGGATGTGACTTTTGATGGCACAGGTTATGAAGGCTTGGGGCGAACATTCCCTTATAAAGGAACCTTAGTTAGGTTCTTAGACAAAAATATTAAAGTTATTTCCGCAGCATCCGAAAACAATATTTTCGTTCGGAACGGAGTGGCAACAATTTTAAATTCATTCACGTGGAGCGCGAAAGGGCTAACAGACGTGAAAGGGGCGTTAGGAACTCCGTTCGCAAGAACTATTGCGCGGAATCCTCTTGACACTGAAACGAAGTATAGTTTGGAATTTGACTCTTTCACCACGAAACAAAAGTACTTAAGGGGTTGTTTGGAGCAGGATTTGCTTTTTACAATCGGAAATTCCCCTCAATGTGAGGATCTGCAAGAGGAAGATGCGTACACATACTATTCTGCTAGGAATGTGCCTGCAAATCTTGATACGGGAACGAAGGCAAAAACCGGGCAGTTAATGCTCGATTTCCAATCTGGATTTGAGAAAATTCGTAAGGTTGGTGACCCTTATTATGGTTATAGGAATTTGGTCTGCAACTGGTCAAGATTTGACAAGGTGGTATAAAAGAAATGAGTTTACTGCGTAGCAATTTTGCGCTCAATGTTCAAGCAATTCATTCGGGCGCATGGCAAACATTAAAAATGGATGGAGTTGATGTAACTGATGCGCCGAGTTTTAGGCTCCAATACTTTTCTGAGGCTACAAATCAACGCTATCAAATAGCGTTGAATAACTCAAAGCAGAGAACGAGTCCGTTCTATGGGTGGCATGAAAAAGCTGCTAATATTTCTCTATTCAATAACTTTATCAAAGACTGCCTGATTGAATTTGGGCTAAAAGACTGGAAAAAAATTACAAAAATTGATGTGATGTCTGATAAGGAAATTAGCGAGCGAACGCTAAAATTTATCAGAGAAGAATTTGATCCGCTGGATAAAACCCCTGACGATGTTTTGCCATCGGTTTATACTGAGAAATATCTATCCAAAGATGGCATCTTAACGAAAGATGGACGCACTGTATACTATGACGAATTAATTTCTGAGTTAGTTATTAAATTCTCAATATCAGAAGAAAATGGGAATAGCCTGCTTTTAAAAGCGTCGGCTTTTTTTGAAGCAGAGGTGCCGTGCACCCAACGAAATATTAGAGATTTTTTCAATGAGCCTAGAAACTCATTGGCGTTGCGTTTTTGTACCGATGCTGTATTTGTTGATCGGCCGTTCAGATCGTTGATGGACTTTGATAGAGACGGGCTTCGGAATGAAACTGATTGAATGGCTCTAAAAAAATAGAACTTGCCGACGGAATTAGCTTCACTGTAAAAGAAGTTGATTCCGCTTTGAATTCCTCCGAAATTATCCCGGAGGAATGGGTCGATTTCATGCAATTCCTGATATCCGATTGGGAAGGCATCACCGAAACCGACGCAAATCCAAACTCACCCACCGATTCTTCTCTACCATTCTCAGCACTTAATTGTGCTGAGCTTTTTTCTCATCGAGAATTTGATCAATTACTATATCAAATCATAGTCACTTCATTTTCCCAAAGTAACGCCGGCATATTCGATTGGGAGCAAGTATTTTCTTACGCTTGCGATATTTACGCCGCAAAATTAAATAATTTCACAACGAATGGCGCTTTCAATAGGCTAAGGAGTATTATTGCGCAATACAATAACCCTGCTGGCGTTGAAGAAAAACAACAAATTGAACCGCACTATGGCTCCCCCTACTATGTTTTAGGGAATGAACACATTAGTTTCTTTGAAATACTTCGCGAAAGTCGGGCAATCCAAGGTGGGTTCGGGGTTATTTACAATTCAGTCCACATTAGCGAGTTTATTGATTACTATATAAAAGTAATTCAATCAGGAAATAGTTTTACTGCAAGACTTGATTCAGTTTGGGGAATCAACCGTTACCTGCTCCTGATGCGCCGGTTAGATTCTATTTACGTGAATTTTCAACATGAAGAAGCCGAAAAACGGCGAAAGGACAAATAAAATGGAAACAGTTCTAAAAATTAGTATAGATAGTAGCCCGGCAAAAGCTGCTCTCAATGAGTTAAGATCTCCAACTGATAAGGCATCAGAAGCTTTTTTAAGGCTAGTTAATGAGACAAAAAGGTTTGGTAAAGAAATTGGAGAAGGCTTAGGCGGTACGAAACAGTCCGTAAATAATATGCAGGAAGCTTTTAACAAGCTGCAGGAAAAAACTAGGCGGATAAAAGAAGAGTTTTCATCATCGTTTCACAGTATGAAAACTGCCGCAAAAGATGCAGCAAAACAAACAAATGGTTCTTTCGTGTCAATGGAAAAAGCAAGTGACACGCTGCTGAAAAAAGTTGCGGGATTAGCAGGAGCTTTAGCGGGGGGGTTTGGTTTTGTTTCCTTACTGAAAAACGCTGCTGAAATTGAAAAATCCGTTCTTGATATAGCCGGGGCATTGGGTATAACTAAGCAGGAAGCCGAGGGCTTCGCTAACATAGCGAACGAAATATACATGGGAGCATGGGGAGAATCGTTAGAGGAAACATCGAGAGCAGTTATTTCTGTTGCGCAAAATTTAAAGGAACTCGGCGTTACCTCGAAAAGCGAAATCCAAGGAGTGACTCAGGATGTTCTAACGCTAAGTAGCTCATATGGTACTGATTATCAAGAGAATATAAATGCTACGAGCATTCTGATGAAACAGTTTGGTCTCTCCTCGGCTGAGGCTTTGGACTTTATTAGTCTAGGTTATCAACGTGGATTAAATAGTAGCGGGGATTTCACAGACTCAATATCGGAATATGCAACACAATTTTCAAATGGGGGGGCGAATGCTGAGCAGTTTTTTTCAATGCTGGAAACTGGGTATTCGCGAGGATATTTGAGTTCTGATAAAGCGCTGGATGCTTTTAAGGAGTTTAGGCTCCGAATTCAGGATGGTTCAAAGAAAACATTTGAGTCTTTGCAATTATTAGGAATTAACTCGCAAGATTTGATGCAACGGCTAGGTGATGGCACAACTACTGTTGTAGGTGCTTTCCAAGAAGTAACGAATAAATTAAATGAAACTGACGACGCATCGTTGCGAATGCAAGCCGGGGCAGGACTTCTTGGTACTCAGTTCGAGGATCTTGGTGATTCAGCGCTGGAGGCAATCGATTTTTCGGCCGTAAAAATGTCTGATTTAAGTGGAGCAATGGAGCGCGCTAATGTTGTAAACCAATCTTTGGCTGGCACATGGAGTTCGTTTACTCGCACGCTATCAGGTTCAATAGCTAGTTCCGATTTATTCCAATCGGTGATTGGCGTTTTAAACGATTCGTTAATGTATTTAACCGCCAATATGGGCGCTGCTTTTGGAGCCGTAAAAAACTATGCGTATGAATTTGTAGGAAAAATGGAAGAATATTTCCTATCAATTCAATACTACACACAAGTCACAACAACAATATTTAGAAGTAGTTTTCAAGAAGCAACGGACTTCGTTAGCGATACTATTGCTACAGGATCGGCCTACGCCCAGCAGTCAATCTTGAGTATTCAATCGGCTTTTGCAATTTTATCTGGCACCGGGCAGAAAATAATTGGCGAAATGGTTAGTTGGATAATGGACAAATTCGGTGCGATGGTGTCAGGTCTTGCTAGCGCCATGAGCTATGCCGATTTTATCCCCGGTCTTGATCAAGCGTCATCAGGCCTAAACTCCCTATCGGCGAGTATCAAGAATAGTTCTGAATCCATGAAATCGATGGGAGTTGCGGCTACCGAATCTGTTGATGCAACAATTGAAGCTTACATTAAACAAAGTGAGGCCATAAAGAAAAACAAAGATGCTATACAGGCAGCGGGGGATAGTGACTTAAAAGACAAATTGGCTAATTTATCTAATGAATTTGAAAAAAATAAAACAAAAATTCAGGAAAATGTTAGTGAACTGCAAACTTTTACGGAAGCTAATAACGAAGCTGTTAAAGCTACAAACATTGTTGTTAAAGAAACTGACAAAACCGCAAAATCGTTGGCAACTTCTCAAGCTGCCGAGAAATCAGCCAGCGATGCTAAAGGAAAAGCTAGGGAACAAGAAGCCATAGCAAGGAAAGCTGAAGCTGAGGAAAACAAGCAAGCTAAGGCAGAAATCGATAGCCTAAAAAAGGCGTTAAACGAACAAGCAAATCAAATCGATAATACCGCGAAAGGATATCGTGAGGCGGCAAAAGCGCTTGGCGAACACATAAATGAACTCAAAGAGTTTCATTCCTCATTGATGGAAGCACAAACTGCTTTAGTTACTAGTGGGATGACAGAATACGAAAAGGAACTATACAACGGGGTTAAGGAGTTAGGGATAGAATATGGTGCTCAAGTAGCTGTCGTAAAAAATTTAGCCAAAGCACAATCAGAGTTGGTTTCAATTCAACTAGAACAACAAAAAATTAGTGCTCAGTCCGATATGCAAGCGTTGCGTGTGCAGGGAGTGAGTCAACAAGATATCGATACGGAGATAAAGTATAAGCAACTCCGTATCGAACTGTCGCAAAAGTATACGAAAGTTGTTGCTGAAGAATTAGTTCAGCAACAGCGTTTCTTGGATGCTAGCAAAGAACAAATCGAGATCCAAAAGCGAGTTGCTGACAGCCAAGATTTGGTGAGCGAATCTACACTCAACGATAAACAGCGCGAATATGTCAAACTTATGCGTGAAGTTGGGGTGGAGAATGCCAAGCAAATCGTTCAGAATCAAGAATTAGCAGCAGCTCGCTCGAAAGGGTCATCAACATTAGCTTCTTTGCAAGAAGAGCACAAACTTCTTCAGATGACTTCTGAAGAGCAAAAGCGTTATAACGCTATAAAAGACGCCGCTCCTGAGCAATACGATGCCATAACGCAGCAAATGGAATTAAATGAAGCGATACGAGCATCAAAAGATCGGTTAGATGAAGCAGGAAAAATTGCCGGCGGTTTTTTTGAAAAGTTTTCTTCTGGTTCCATGTCCAGCAAAGAAGCCCTAAAGAGCATAGAGAGCATGGCCGATGAGATTTCAGCTTTTGCGTCAAAAGAGCTTTTTAAAGCCGCGCGAGATCAGTTGCAAGGTCTTGCAGGGAAGCAGTCGAATGCTGAATTAGTTGGAAATGCTGTAGATGATAATTTGGCGAAAGCAACGAAATGGTTTGATGAAAATACGGCGAAGGTCATTACAAAGAGCCAGGATTTTTCGGGGACGATTGCAAAGGCTGTTGATGAAGCAGGGAAAAAACTATCCACTTCAATAGATGGTTTTGCCACAAAAATAAATGATGCTATTACCCAGCAAAAAACATACGAACAACAAGCCGATGCGCTGGAAAAAGCCGCGCAGGCTATGAAGGATAGCGCATCCCAAATTGGGGATGCTGCATCTGATATTACAAGCGCTGCATCTGGGGTTGGCGCTAGTATAACATCAGGTTCGCACAGACTGGGATTTCTCTCAGAAAAATATGAAGTAGGAAAAGGCGGGGCGGCAACAATTTCATCCGGTGTTGGCGATAAAGGTGGTAAAAGTTACGGGAGTTGGCAACTTGCGTCCCAAGTTGGGACATTAAGTGCTTTTCTAAATTCAAAAGAAGCTTCTCCTTTCGCTCCGATGCTAAAAAGCGTGAAATTAGCGTCAACGCAGTTTGATGAAATATGGAAAAAATTTGCAAAAACGCAACATGATGCTTTTGAGAATGCACAACATGCGTTCATAAAGAGGACGCATTATGAACCTGCCGCACAATATGCGGCGTCGAAGGGATTCGATATGTCAAATGAAGCCATCCAAAATATGATTTGGAGCGGCTCTGTACAACATGGAAACGTGAAAAAAATCATAGCAAATGTAGCGAAATATCACCAATCTGCTCTAGGGGATATTGACTCTACAATAAAAGCATTTTACGAGGAACGTACAAAATATGCAGGAAAATTCCATAAAGGTTTGCAGTCTAGATATAGGAATGAAGAGAAAGATGCGATTGCTTATGCTGCTACTCTGAAAAATGGTGGGAAAGATATAACTGCTGGTGCTGAAGAGCTAACAAAATCAGTCAAAAATGTTGATAAGGCTGTTGCATCGGTTAAACCACCGGTTGAGAGAGTATCCGATACAATTGAGAAAGTATCCGATACAAGTAAAATTCTTGCCAGCACCCAAGACCAGGCAGCCGATGCTCAACAAACAATGACTCAAAGAGTTCAAGCTATTCAGCTTCAAAAAGCAGAAGTGGATCAAAAAGATCTGGTTTCTAGTGCTGCTCATAACGAGGCTATGGCTGCTGTAAACGCGCAACGCCAAACAGCTACAATGAAGGACGCTGAAGTCATCGTTGTGCACGCACAAGCGACGGAACAAGGTGCAGTTGCAATAGCAAACGTCGCTGCAATGAACCCTGGAATCGTTGCGTCCCCTCAAGGGGGGTTGGGTGGACTGACGAATGCAATATCGGAAGTGTTTCAAAAGGGAATGTTTGAAAAAGGGGGGTTGTTGGGCGGTGCATCCTCCTTATTTGGCATCGATAAAATTGATTCGATTATGGCAGGTGGTGGGTTGTCAAGTATTTTAGAAGGTGATCTAGGAGAAATCAGCAAAAATATTAGCGGTATAGCAGGATCACTAGGAGGCACCCAAGCACTTGGTATTGGAATGGATTTGATCAGCGGGAAATTTGAGAATGCAGCTGTTGATGCAGCTGCACTTGCCGCAAGCATGACACCGCTAGGACCATTAGGGGGAGCCGCTGTAAAAGCCTTTTCGAGTTTCGCAGGTGTAGGTGCGGAATGGGTGAAAGAAGCGGAATGGATATCTGTAGATATAAAGGGACTTTCAGCGGAATTCAAAAAAGGAGTGCGAGAGACAAAAGACTCCATGATTGGAGGGGGAACACGAACATCATACTCCGAAGTGTCGAAAGAAGAACTGGAAGAACTCAACGAACAATTTTCAACAATTCGTGATTCTGTCGAGCAGTTAAATGATTCGTTATCCGGCCTTGATATTAATCTCATGGAGGGCATGAAGGATTTTCAAGTCCATGTCGAGGATCGTGAAGGTCTGGGAGCAGAAGTTCTTGCGAAATCAATGCAAGAAGCCCAAAAACAAATGCTTACTCATGCGATCGAAAATATGCAGATAGCAGGCATTGATAATGATGCAACAAAATCGTTGCAAGAAAATGTAGCCAATAATATATCGGAGCGGGTATCGGATCTGATGGGACTTTTTACCGACATGACTTATAAAGTCGATTATGACATGGCGGTTGCAGACTCAACGTGGAATGGCGATTTGGATAGGATCCTTGGACAATACGAGGTAAACAGTGAAAAGTATCATGATAAGCTAACTTCGGGGCTGTTAGAGTATGTAAGAGGCATGGATTTAAGCAATATGAATGTTGACGAAATCCAAGCTGATTTGGCGAAAAAAACGCAGGCTATGTTTGCCGATATCGGTGTACATGATATCCCCCAAAGCACGTTTGATTCTCTTAGCCAAACTTTGGCCGAGCGCATCAATGATGCGATCCTGTTCGTTCAAACCGGCGTGAGTGAATTCGCTGTGACAGAAGATACGGGTTTCTTTAGCACGCTTCGCGGCATGGCGAACACGTTCGAGGGTTCTGCTGAGGAATTGAAAAAATTCATCGATGAAATGGTTGGATTGAAAAATACTTTCAGGGAAAGTGGACTATCAACGAATGCGATCACTGAAACGTTTATCGATGCCGCTGGCGGGTTGGAAAAACTATCGGCTAGCACTGGTATTTTTAAAGATAAATTTGTTTCTGAAACCGAGGCACAGGCGTTAGCGATTCAGGATTCATTATCTGGGATCACGAAGGCAGTTGCAAGTGCGGATGTGGTTTTGCCACAAACCAGGGAGGGATTCGCTGATCTGGTTCGCGGCTTGTCCAATGCTGGCGCTGGTTCTGAGGAGGCTTTAGCGAAATTAGTCGGGACTTCAGATAAATTCGATATTTTTTATACTGCTGTCGAGTCCTTCAATCAGAAGTTCTTGAAGTTGCCTGAATCACTCAAACCGATTGGTGGCTCGGTCGATAGTATGGTTACTGAATTGTCGAAATTAGGCGTATCAATTCCCAAAACTAGGCAAGAATTTACGGATCTGGTAACAGGTCTTGATATGACCGATGCCGCTCAGTCCAAATTGTACGCTTCTCTTATTGCACTTAGCCCTACTGTGGATACAGTGTTTTCTAGTGTCGAATTGCTAGAGGGTAGTTTATCTGAATCGCAAACAGAGTTTGCGGTTTATTCTTCGTCTTTGACCGATGTTACACGGGTGTTTTCAGATCTCGGCATAACTGTTCCTAATAGTGTCTCTGAATTTAATTCGCTGATCCAATCAATCGATCTCACAAGTGAATCCGGTCAGGAGTTGTATAGCTCATTGATGTCAGCAACGCCCGCACTGACTCAACTGTATAACGCTGCCAAGCAAATAGTCGGTATTGATGTCAGTAATGTTAGCGGTGCTCTACAAAAAGGAATTGAAGCGGGCAACCAGGGGGGCGATGCTGGTGCAACGTTTTATTCCTCGTTCATTGACGATATTCAATCGAAATTCTTATCCTCCACACTAAATTCTGTGTCAACAATAATCATGGATTCGGTTGTCACGCCTATGATTAATGCGTCGGTACAAACATCAGCAAACATGCAAATTGGGGGAGTTAACGCTGGTAATACTTTATCTGTGGCTGGCGCGAACACTGCCAGTAATCTGTCCCAAGCAGGGACAGTAACAGCAGGAAATTTAGCTCAGAGCGGTTCTTACACCGCACAACAAATAGCCACGGGTGGGAATAGTGCAAGTCAATCAATGATTATTGGAGGAAGACTGTCTGCTGAAGCGCTCGCTAGCACAGTTGAGACCGTAAAACAAATTATATTGGTCAATTCTCAAGTGATGGATGCCATAAGAAATGATGTAGAATTCCAGGCGCAAATGGAAAATCTTGGAAACACGGTATTCTCCAATTTTACTAGCTTTATCCCAAATGTGGACAATAATAGCTCTTCGCAAATCAGTGTGAACAATAGCTCTTCGCAAATCAGTGAAGTGGCCATGCCCTCCTCAATTTCTAACACAGCTTCGCAAATCAACGATTCAGTATCGTCAACCAACGATGTTTTAAAAGAGTCGAAAGATGCTTTCGATGGCCTAAAAATAAGTCTAACTAACCTGGCAACGGGTTTGGATGGGGATGAGTTAAAACTCCATAATTTAGGAGAGAAATATAAGAACCTCTCATTTGTGCAAGACTTTGTCGGTATTTCTAGCCAGGAACTAGCCCAACGAGTTTCCTCAATTTCGTTCGAGCAAATGACAATGACACTGAATGGAACAGATATTAGTGTAAAAAACTTTTCATCTGATATTCAGGATTATATTGATATTTTAGGTAATCAAGAAAAAGCCGAGAAAGAACGCCAAGATGGCGTAAAAAAATATAACCAAGATCTGTCCGAACAACTGGCAACGTTGCAACTCTCGGATAAAGAACTAAAAGCCTATAACGACGATAATGAATATAAAAAATTAATTGATGATACTATCGCGGCCGGCGGTGACGTAGCCGTTGCCGAACAAATCAATGCGGCAAAGAAAAAGAAAGTTGCCAATGAACAGTTACAGGCAATTAGCGATTTTGAGAGGCAATACCGAGAGCAAATTGAGCAAATCGGTAAGTCATCCGAGCAACTGGAACTAGAAAAAATTGCTACGGATTTTGAAGTCGCACTAAAACAGGCCAACGAACTCGGGGCTGATACTGTCCTAGTAACACAAGCATTTGAGCAACAGCGGGCGGATGTCATAAAAAAATACGCTGATGAGAACTCAGATGCTATCAAGTCGTTGCAAAGCAATGTGATCGACTTATCCAGCTTGAAAAATGTAACGAAGGAAAGTCAAGCGGTTGCTACTGCACAAAATTATGGTATTGACATCGGCCAGATGGTTGTTGGTAGTGATATTCAGGGCATTATAAACGATGCAGTAAATTACTCTGAGCAGCAATGGGTAGAATTGATGCAATCGGTTGGTGTTGCTGCCGATTCCGCAAGCATTGGTAAATTCAAGGACGATCTTAACGGTGTTGCATCGGTTGCATTGCAACTACAATCCCAGTTTGGATCGTTGCGAAGTAGTCTTGAATTGGTTGCCGGCACTAGCGATGAGTCAACGCAAAAAATAATGGCTATCGCGAAACAGTTTCCTGGAATTGGTATCGCTGTGGATGGTAATACTGTTGCAATTCAAGGTATGGTGATGACATCTAAGCAGGCCGCTAATGAATTACTAACAGCGATGGAAACCCCAGCCGAATTTGCAAAGCTTGCTTCAAAAGTCGGAATCGAATCACAAGAAGATTTTATAAATGCAGCGTCATCCATTATCGGTGCGATGAAGGAAATGGATGCGAAAGCTGATGCAACCGAAGCAACAATGAAGGGGTTGCATGAGGTAATGGCGGATATTAGAGACCCGATAGATGGTGCTCAAAAAACTCTAAGGGATCTTGATAAGGAGTTTGACGGTTTTGTCACGAGTTCTGACTTATTCAGAATATCGGCAACAGACGTTGCTAATGCTGTAGATTCTATTCCGATTGACACGCTAACCGGCGTTAGTATGCAATACGGGCTATCTCTGGATCAAGTAACAGCAAAAGTCATATCAGGTGTGCAAGCATTAAATCAAATTCAAGGACAAGTTACGGCTTTTCAACAACAGCAACAAGAGGCGGTAAAAGTTGCATCAGGCATCAATCAACACAAATTGGTACTTGATGAATTAAAGAAAAAATATCAAGAATTCCCAGACATCATTGCGGCAATATCAAAGGAAGGATTAACATCGTTAGATGTTCAAGAGTTTGTTGGGAATATATCGAATCCAACTGAGGCTATCTCCGGTCTATCGGAAGCATCCGGTTATAGCATTCAATCAATTTTGGATGATGTAACAAAGTTAGAAGGGGCGTTGGACGGTATTAACAGTCAGGCCGCTGAGGTTAGTAATGCAACAACGGATTTAAAAAATAGTTTGAAGGTAATGTCTGGTGAAACTAACAGTACCGCACTAAGTTTGGATGGTTTCAAAAATAAATATCCAGATTTAATAAAAACGCTGGGTTTGGGTAGTGCTTCTGTGGAAACATTAAATTTGAAACTCGGAGGTCTTAGCGATAAGCAATTTGAGAATTATGCCAAAGAGGCCGGGGTAGCTACTACGGAATTGATTGGGGATATGAAATCGTTCAGCGAGACTACTAAAACGATTAGTGACCAAACTGCTGAACGTACTTTCAAAATTACGGGCTTTATTGGTGACATGGATAGAACGGCATCAACTCTTGATGATGTCGAATATTCAATGAAAAAACTTGGACAAACAAGTCCTGAATTAGTTAATTACTTACAAACCCTAGGGAAAAATAGTTATGAGATCAGTGCATCGCTGGCGTCAATGGACACTGCGCAAGTTGACAATCTCACGCAGATCGCGGCGGGTATGGGCTATTCGCTCGATAGAGCAATAGACGAATCAAAAACTTATATAAATAATTTGCGCTCACAAGAACAGAAAAAGGCCGAAATTGAAAAATCAGCTCTTGAGGAGCAACAGAAAATAGCGCAAGAACAACAAGAAGCCATGGAAAAAGCTAATGAGGATAGGCAAAAAACCGCGCAAGAACAACAAGAAGCCATGGAGAAGGCTGCGCAAGAACAGCAGGCCGCTATGGAGAAAGCTGCGCAAGAGCAGCAGGCTGCCTATGAGAAGCAACAAGACGAACTGATGCAGCAAGTTGATGGTTTATTTAGTGTCTTTGCTAAATTAGCTGATAAAATCGCCTCGGTTGCCGAAGGGCTAGCAACATCGATAAAATCATTCTATTCCGAGGATCAACTTAATCAACTGACACAAAACAAACTATCCAGTTTGAGAGGCGAAATATTTCGCCCTAGGGCGGTAGTCGATGTGAACCAACCTGACTCGACTGAGCAACTACTGACGAATATCGACGAATACCAAAAAACATTGGTTGAGAGTCGAAAGAATGAAATTGCTGATATTGAAAAAGCGCGCGATATTGCTCAATCTGCATACAATGACGAAATCGCCTACTACCAAAAATTGCACGATTCCTCTTCACAAATACTGTCGGATGTTTCGGCTAACATTGGCGAAATAACAAAGGTGCTTGGCCAGGCAAATAGCGCAACAACAATAAAGCAAAAATTGTTGAATGATTTCGCCAACGAGACCGATTTCGAGAAAAAGTTGGAAATTGCCAAGCAGATTCCCTCGGCCATAAAAACTGCTATAGATGAAGAAATTGCGTTGGATGAAAAGCGAATTGAATCAGCGAAGACAGCAAGAGAAGCGCAAGAAAAACTCAATGAATCGATCCAAAAGGGCTTAGCTTCATCAGCAGGTATTCGTGAAAAAATAGTTGGTGATCAAGGTGATCCGATTGCTAAGTTCCAAACTCTCATGTCCAAAATATCGCCGGATATGGCGGCATCTGAGGAAAATATCCAACTCATTCAAGACGCGCAAAATGCAGCCTATGAAAGCTACCAAGCACAAGTCGATTCTCAGAAAAAACTTGAAGAAGATAGGTTCAATTCAGCGAAAAAGCATATTGAGGATGAAAGAAAAGGAATTGACGAATTACGCAAACAATCGGAATCGTTCCTAAAATCAGTCAGTGATTTACGTAAGCAAGGCAAAACAGACACTCGCGTACTTGAATTAGAACAAGCAGGGTTTCAAGAACTACTCGCTAAATATAAATCCGGCGATACAAGCAGCGCAACACTCGATGCGTTACGAGCCGCTGGAACATCGTATGTTCAGCAGGGTGAAAAAGTTTACGGTTCTGCTCAAGAGCAGACAGGGAAAGGTGGAATAATTGAGCAAGTATCTGCTGCATTTCAAGAGATCGGAATATCGCTTGGACAACAGGCTAACCAAAAAGAAGCTAATATACCGATTGATGAAACTATTACCGGCTCGAACGTTTTGGCTTTAAAGGAAATTCAAGAGAAAGCCGCTGCTGAAACATTGGCCCAACTAACTCAGCTTGACACCATTCTTGGCGCCATGTATAGCGAACCATCCCCATTGCCTGAAAGTCAAGTGGAAGCCATTAGAACAGGCGCAAACGAGCAGTTAGGAGCATTTAATGAACAAATGATTATACTAACTGAGCAATTGAATCCTGAAAACCAACCAAAATTCGACGATTCTGAGTTTGCCGCCAAGATTTCCGAAACACAGAATGCTACTGTTGCCGAATTACAATTATTGTCACAGATGACAGTTCAGTTAGATACCGAGCTTAAAAATTCTCTTTCACTTAGCCTCACAGGGATTTATGACCGACTCAGCCCAGAAAATCAGGCGATCGTCGCGGCCAGGCTAGAAACAGCAATCCAACGCGACATTACAGCGCCATTGCGAGAATTGGGGATAACATTCACAAATGCTGTCAATTCACTTGGGACTTCAATGACACAGTTAAAATCTGATGTCGCGTCTCAAATCGCAGCCGCGGCAGCAGTGGTAGTAAAACCCGCTTCAGTACAACAAGAACAATCCGCAAAAAGTTCACTACCGGCAACAACCACAGACCCCCCCCTCATTGTAGACAAAAAAACCGGTAAAATAGTACCGGTTAGCGCGCCAAGAATGGCTGAAGGCGGAATTGTTACAAAACCGACTTACGCCTATGTTGGTGAAGGGGATGAAAGTGAGGCCGTTATCCCCCTTTCTAAGTTGCCTGAGTTACTCCAAAAAGTAGATGGGAAACAAACAAATAACAATGACATTAAGGAAGTAGTAAAGTTGTTATCCACGTTGTTAAACGGTAATAGTAATAACAAAAATGCCGAATTACTACTAAAAATTCTTGACGCCATCAATAAATTAAATATGGAGACAAAAAATGGCTTTAAGTCTCAACAGAGGGCGATTGAAGAAAGGAAACTACGTCAATGATCACAAAGAAAGAGTACTTCAAATGGCTAAACGGCCATAGGAAAAACCAGGTTTTCCTTGCTATAATTACCGCATATTACCCCAAAAAACTAGCTAGTTTTACATGTCGTGCCAACGTCTCTAAGGGAATAAATTTGGCTGGGGGAAAAGTACTGATCAACGGAGTGGAGGTCTCAATTACAATAAATTCAAATAATCATCATTCAACTTTGGCACAATTAAGGGAATTTGATTTTAGCATTGCTAATGTCAAGCCGTACCTCTTTCGTAGGAGAGGCGCCAAAACATTCCACATTGGTTTTAAGTCACTCATCATCGGCGATCCAATCACTGTGGCTAAGAGTGAAAACGATCAGGCTAATATTACGTCCCGTTTAGGGATATCGGTTGGAACATACCATGAGCAGTCCGCAGGTGAACAAAAAATATATGTTTCTAGTCAGCCTTATTCAAGTACTGCTAACGATTCACCAACCAACCAACAATTTCTCCCTATTATAAAAGATATCCCGTACCAGCGCCGATCAATTTCCATTTTCAATTCGGGATCAAAAAACGACACCGGTGAATTGATTTTAAATAACGACGGCGAACTGGATTACTGGTCTTATCTGTATTTTAAAGGGAAACAGATCGTTATTTGTCTGGGTGATCCGTCATGGCCATTGAGCGATATGATGGCTTATCCGATTTTTGTTGGAGCCGTGAAAAATGAGCCGAATGAACTCAATCCCGAAGTTGGCGAAAATGAGGTGTCATTTCGGTTTGGCGATATCTGGCAAGAGCTAAATATCCCAATCCAAGACCAATTCATAAGCACGGGGGTGAATATCGATAAACCCATCCCAATTATTCTGGGAAAATGCCTGAATTTAAGTCCTGTACTAGTTAATTCCGCTACTCAAACACACACCCTAGGGGGCAATATTTCCCCCTCAAAAGTCTATGAGGGGGGTAACGACGTGACTTATAACTGGGTATTCTCAAACGGGCAAATAACGCCAAATTCTCAACAATGGAAACCGTTTTACACCGTGACTTGTGACGTGACAAACACTGATAAAACGGCGCTGGATTTGGTTCAATATTTGGTTTCAAAGAACACTGATTTTTATAATAAATATTTTGGTGATTTTGGGGATATCGCCAATAAAACTTACGAACTGGGGATTTACATCGATTCAAGCATGACAATAATCGATGTTTTGGATATGGTTTTGGACTCAGTATGGGGCTGGCGGCTAATTGATAATGAAAACAAGTTTCAATTCGGATTGTTTGTAGACCCGCGGCTTGCCACGCCTTCATTCTTTTTCGATGAAAGTACGATTGTGGGGGCTGTCGAAGTGGCAGTACTTGGGACTGTTTTCAGGAATACGAAACTAAAAGGTTTAAAAAACAACACTGTGCTAAAATTGGACGGAATACCAGAAGTATTAAAGAGAGTTCAGCAGCAGGGCGAATCTACAGCCAGTTACAACGCTAGGATGGATCGCGTGGATTTCGTTCAAACTGACTTCAAAACAGTGAGATCCGATGCCATACTGGATAGCGACTATCCGGTTCCCGAAGGCGAGCCAATCGAAACTTTAATACAATCGGAATCTGATTTACTGGTAGAAGCTAATTATCGGCAAGTACTTTCATCAACGCCTATATCAAAAATAAAATTGACTGGCAACGCTTTTTTTGAAGTTTTACCAGGCGATGTAATTAACGTCACTTACCCTAGACACGGAATGATTAGCGGCATAAATGTTTTTGTTACAGAAACAGAGCGGCTAGACATGTCTAGGAAAATAGTAATAAACGGAATATTTTATGGCGAATACGAAGAATGATAACCAAACGTTTGATGTAAATTACCTTCTCTCAGAAAAACCCGCAGATGGTTATTATATTTCAGCATCAAATTACCTTCAAAACCATGGACCTGAAATACTCACCCAACCCAACCAGCGGCTTTTTCGATCACGGGACAGCTCGTGCGAAATCAAATTTTTCTTTGAGAACCACAACAAATTTTTCAGGCCGGACATCTTCTGTCCATTTAACTTGAATAGCACCGGCACTCCTGAGTTAAAATTCAGGCTACAATTCAGCAAATCTGTAACCATCCCCGTGACAACGGTGTATAGTGCAGCAAATCAAGGCAATTTCTCTGTGACTATAGCATCGACAGATACTCTATTATTAAATGAGAATAATTGGATTACTTTCAAGGGCTTGAGTACAAAATACTGGTTAGCACAGGAATATGAATGGGAAGGTGGTGATCACGTCACGGTAAATCTGGTAAGTGAATTAGGAGACCCGCTAGCGTTAGAGGTTAGTGTCAATGCCGGTGATGATGTTTATTATGATAAACTCGGGAATAGTGACGATGATATTATTTTTGACCGCGAGTACCGCGGCGTCCTTCCTATTTATCCGTGGGGCACGTGGACGCCATACTCGCTCACAATCCCCTGGGGAGGCTATGATGGTACAGGGGTATCGGATCAGTTTATTGTTCCAATTTTTGATAGCGAATATCTATCGGAAAACAGCGTTTACTGTGGAAAATTAACGATAGCAGGCGGGGCTACATCTGGAATTGCCATGATGAGATTGTTCATTGGGCAATCAACGATTAGGAATGCCTATATCGAAAAACCGTTTGAAACGGTAATTAATTTTGTTAATGACAAAGCTATTCATGAAATTTTTATAAAATACTATAATTTAGACATAACGACCTACACGCGGCTGAATGAAATGGCAACTACAATTGTAGCAAATGGCGATGACGTTCTATTTTTTTTGTCACATGCTGAGAAAAATTACGTTTTTGCGGGCTTCATTCCGAAAAACGAATTAAAAATTACGCTGAGGGATAGCGTAATGGATTGCGACGCTAAGTACCTGAATGAATGGGATTTTGGTTTAAAAATTAGTGGGTATTAATGATAAAAAACTCAAGCGGTGATACAAAAGAAAAAACTACCAAAAATCCCCTCGTGGCACTCGTGGCACTCCTGGTTTTTTTTGGCGTAATACTATGTATGGCAATACTAATGTATAACATTTCCCAATATGAGGAAGCATCTGCGAAATTGGACTCGATTATCGCGAGATTGATTGACATAAAAGAAAACAATAAATTATGCCAACATGATCGACTATAGTGAATATAATTTATTGTTTATCCTATTTTTGGCGGGGGGTGTGGCAGGAGGGGTGTTGCCCTTTCGTGGGGGCAACATTCCCCCTTTAGCTGTAACAATTTCAAACGCTATCCTTTGTGGTTTCTTGGGAATCGTGGGCGGCGGTATATCATCTTACATTCTTCCCGGACAAAATAACATTATCATGCTGGCTAGTGGAGTGTGTTGCTCGTGCAGTGTTTCTCTATTCTCCAACGAGGAAATAAAAATTTTTTTGAGGAATATTTTACAACAAATCGTAAAATTAGTTTTAACCAAGTTTACTAGCAAGCAAGTAGGTAAGTAAAAAAAACATGAAGAGATTGGTAATTACTTTCGTAATATATTTAATAATATTTGTAATATTGATACTCATATACGCTGCGGGTAGTTAACATATTCCAAAAGGCTCTTGAGCTATATCCAGTACAACAAGGATTGAAACTTAACAGAACACCCTTCCCGCGTTTCGCGCGTTTTTAACAGGCCATACAAAAGCTACATATTCCGCATTTTCAAATGAATCTAACGAAATAAATCGCTCCATATAAATGGGAATGCGTAGATTTGGCAATGGTGCTTTTCCTGTATACTCATAAAATACCCGCCCATTGAATAAATCTACGCACCATGACCTGTTTGGAAAGGAAATTAACCTGTTCGATGTCCAATACACCCCCGGAAGGGGGGGTGGCACACAATTACAGAAATACTCATGGAGTGCCGGCTCTTGCATGTTGTAGTCAATAATCGTCATAAACTCGTGTATCGACGGTAACCTCCATTCCCCTAAGTAAGAATGATCATTCAGCAAATAGTCCCCGTGTTTTAGACGCGAGCATAATTGACTCGCCGATAGCCAACTCGTTGGGTTAATGGCCATTGGATTTTTTAGCCAAACCAAATTAGTTTGGCGGTCATAAATTGTACCAGTATTGTTATCAAAAAATCTGTTTTCGTTCATTATAATTACTTACTCTAAGTTGTAGACATTATGTTTATTTCAAGTCAGTACCGCTGCATCACCGATCCGCAACTAAATTTGTGAAAATTGTTGGTTTAACTTCGGGGTATAGTGAATAATGGAATTGAAATCCCCAGTGCTGAAACTGATAGTGTTCGTCGGTGATTTCTACCAACACAACTTCATCTTGATAATCTTTAACTAGCAGGTTGTCTCCATTTCCAGAGTAACTCACTATAGCGTGAGCGTCGCCAAGTGCAAAGTATCCTCGGTACCCAACAACCTGGCTAACCTCCGGATGATTGATGAGGTATTTAAAAGCTTCGCACTGGGTGCTAGCAGTTTTTGCCAAATAAGAACGTAGTTTGTTTTCAATTTCACTAATTTCTTCAAAAGTAACCCCCTTACTGTCGTCATCAAAGACATTTTGAAGGGCATTAACAACTGTCGTTATCACCGTCAGTGCTTGCTTTAAATTTAATGCAATCTGTTGTTTATCCATTTTTCTTCCCCCAATATCAGAAACCTGTTGTATATCTGCCATGAGCAGGAGAGAGGAGGCCAACCAAAAAACCAGTTAGCCCCACTCAACTCAAACGAGAGAGACAACACTATATTTAGCTTTAAATGTAGCTAAATTGCGTCTAGCAGGTTCGATTTGCTGAGAAATAATTTCATCGACACCCAGCCTACCTTGGGGAGGCGCATAAATATACGAGAACCTATACCCATAGCTATTTTCTAGCGAGTAAATATCACACGAAGGATTTTTTGCTAGTTCCTCATGTGATACATACAGTTTCGTACGACTGAGCCTCCCAATTTGGATTTTTGGAAATCCCCAATCTGGGCTAATATACTCGCCCAGTAATTTAAATTGGTCGAAAGTAGAAAAGTCATCTAAAAAAGAGCTTCTTACGAAAAGAAGAGAATTTAGTTCGACATATTCTTGATATGCGAACTTTCTCACGAAAGAAAGGAAGATGAAATTGGAATTCTTATTGTCGCAAATCAACTGTTTTAAATTAGGAATTGGTTTGCCAGTAAGAGTGAAGCTATAGGATCTGCGGTACATGAAATATTTCCTTTTAGGTTATTAGAAGTTGACTATTGTATAGCATTTTTAATACTTGTCAACACTTTTTTTATTCTCAATTACTACTTTTTCTCAAGAGCTTTGAGACTGTCCCCTGTGGTATTCCAAGAATACCACCGATTTCAACCTGTTTTTTTCCTTCTTGACGGAGCTTTTTAGCTAGGTCTGCAATTGGAATATTCTTATCGGGAATATTTTTAATATTCTCTGTTTCTGGAATATTCTCTGTTTCTGGAATATCCTCTGGAATATTCCCAGTATCATCATGAATATTCTTAGGAAATTGAATAACATTCGACTTTGAAATATTCTCACCATACCTATGAATAACGTCATTAACCGCTTTTTGAACAGCCATCTTATCCCACAGTTTTGAACGAAATTCGGTTAAGAACCCACCATGCTTAAATATTCCATGCCCACTCCCTTTTAGGCTTTCTGCTCCTTTTTGTCCAAGAACAACGAGGCTTTGCTGAACGCTCTCCAAAAAAAAACAAAACCGTCCTGAACAATTAGCTGTAATTTTAGAATCTAAAACATCTTTCCTTGGGTATTGCGTTGACAAAACCAAGCTAATTGCAGCACTTCTCGCTTTTGACGCCACTGACGATAAGCGTGAACGAACCGATTTATCATAATCGCTTAAAAATGCCACTTCTTCAAATACCGCCAGCAAATACGGGAATGGCTCTTTACCATATTCCTTAACATATTCCTTAACATCTTCGCATGAGGCAGCGGTAAGTAGCTTCTGCCGGCGAGCAGTTTCATGCTCTAACCATTCTAAATATTTAAGCGCATCTGAGTTGCTCGTGGCCAACGGTTTCTCAAAGTGTGGAACATTTTTGAATCGGAATAGAGTAGCACCTTCCTTTAGATCAACTGGTAGTATCTTCAGTTTTTCCGGACTATTTTGCGATATTAATTGAGAAATCATGCCCTTTAAAAAATTGCTTTTCCCAGAGTTAGTTACTCCAGCAATAATTATATGAGGGAATTTTGTCAAGTTAGCAACTAAATCATCAGACACCACAAAATTTAGTGTGTGGCTTTTATCAACGGAATATTCCGGAATATTCCGACCGGCCTTGTTAATATTCCCTTGAATATTCAATGCTCTAGCTCCGCCAGGTTGAGCAGTGGGTTGCTGAACAATACTCGGTAATTTAAATGAGGAAAAAAGATTCTTGAAAAATCCTTTACGAGGTCTAGTCGATGGTCCAGATGGTCCAGGTGGTGATGTTACGGTTAAGAATATAGTACATAGCAACATAACAGCTTCTAATAATATCGATGCTGCGAAAAACACATTCTGCTTGAATTGATTTGCAGACATGCCTAACCATTCCCCCATAACCTGAAATCCGTTACCGGACTCAAGGGTAGCTGGATTGAAGCTGGCAATTTGCTGACTAACTAGCCTTTGCTCGGCAAGGATTACGCTAATCTGCTCATCAAAATGTTTTTTGTTAATTGGGTTATGCTCATTATAGTACGGATGTGCCCTAATTTGGGCAATCTGTTCCGAATACCCCTTTTGCATTTGTAGCAAAGCGTTGTAACCAGCATCGTTTGCCATTGCGTAATGTTCAGTTTTTGCCCGTGAATCGAGTAATTGTAAGTTGCTTGCAATGATCGATGTTACGACCAGTGGCCCGGTCACAAATAAAAATAAGACCGAAAGAAAATATCTATTAATATCATACAAATACACCAGCATGGCGGCAAAAACAACCTCGGCAATTGCTAGAACTATACCCATGCCAATGTTAAGGATCATATCCATCTCACTGCTGGCGCCCTGCATCATCATGAACCGCACTGTCAATATAGCGGAAATCATGATGGATATTATCAAAATTAAAGTCGCGGCAAATTTTAGCATTGTTACATCCCTCCGGTTGGGCTGCCCACGATATAACCCAGCATGAAAATGAAATAACAAAAAACCAATCTAAAAAATAACCACCAAAACCATGAGTTTAACCATTCTAGGAATGGTTTTTGGGGTTTTGGTGGTAATTGTTTGGCTTTGTGCTGTTTGTGCTGGCGGTAATAATGTTTTTTAGTATGATTAGCTGACATAATTCACCTTCTGTAGTAAGGTAGACTTATAAACCGTAGCCACGATGGGAAATCATGGCTACGGTTATTAATTTACGGAATTTTCCTAGATTACGTTGCTATTTCGACATAACAACAAGGTTATTGTGCTCCTTTGATATTAGTGATATTGGTAAAACCTGAATTTCTACACCATCATTGCCCGTTTTCTCCCACATTTTGGCAATAATGCTCTTGACTTGTTTGTCATCCTGGTAACAAATGCCACTTAAGGAATCCATAATGACTTTCAAGATGTTATCGAGGTCGCCACGTTGCCTACCTTTCTTAAACCAATTGATGATAACTTCAACATCCCCTTCCAATAGCTGACAGTTATTATGCTTAGCTTGTTGGGCAACCTGTTGTTTAAAAGTCCTTCCTTCTTGACTAATATAACGATGGCGACCATTACTTTTCCAGTAGTGATTCACTGAAGGGACTCTAGTCTCCAAGTAAATCTGGTTCATAGCCATTTTTCGATTTTCAGGGAACATCAGGGAACATCCTGTACTGGTGGGACTTTTTCCCCTATGGTGGCTTGAACTGACAGAAAGTTCCAATCCCAGTCGTCTACAGAATATTGGCCCTCTAAATCGAACCGGGATTTCGCATAAAAAGCCATTGTCCCTTCGGTATAAATAATGCGTGGTTGCGTGATTTTGGGGGCAATTTTTTTAGGCTTAAATTTTTGTTTCCCTGTATAAGTGGATGGGAACTGGTTAGTCGCCTGATTTTCAGGTGGTGATGATTCAAAACTCATATAGCCGACGAAATCGGCTTGCTCAGTAACGAGTCGGAGCACTGAGTTTTTATCAGAATCATACAAATTGATTGTGTAATATTTGTATGACACTCCATTAGAAGATTCAAAAGACGCAATTTTTTGGTGTCCGATAAGAATCACATTAAGTCCTGCCATATTCATTCTTTTCAACATGCCCACGAACCCCTGCCAAACTGATAAGAGATGAACATAGCCCTTCCCATAGCCAAAATCTTCTATGGACTTGGCTTTTAGACCGTTGTCCCGCGTAAATTTCTTAAACACGGACTGGATCAACAGCGGCTCTAATGCCGATAACGAGTCCACAATTATTGTTTTATAATTGTGTTTTTCGTTAATTAGTGCCTGCATATAGTCCAAAAGACTCTCCGGCGATGAAATTATTTCGCCAGATTTCGGTGCATCGATGTGGAAAATTCCATCCTCAATATCGAGAAAATATGGGGACTGTGCTGCCGAACACAGCGTGGATTTTCCAACTCCGCCAGTTCCGTACAACACTGCAAAAAATGGCTTATTTTTTTTTCCAATAATTGTTTTATCAGTTAGAAATGACATTATTAATAGCCTCCTTAGAGACAACTCTATGCACTGGAAATCCTAGCTCTTTACTTAGAGCTAGGAGAATTTTATATGTCAGTTTACCGGATGGCCGTGTTTCACGGCCGCAGTGCCGATTAATAACGGCACACAAATTCGCCTTACTTACACCAATTTTGCGAGAAAAATCGGTGAGTGTGTAGCCATTTTGCACAAGTCTGTCTTTTATCGCCAAAGGCGATAGATTGTGTGGTTTCATATTAACTTGTTTAGGCATATTGCGTTATATATCTGAATGAATGCTTATGTCGATATCGTCTACCCTTTCCCCATTGTGTTCCCATCTCAATTGGCGGCCTAAAAATAGGCAGATCAGTTTCCACGTTAGTAGCATTACTATCGTATTATTTATTCTGTCTGGCATAAATTCTGTGTCTGGCGCGGTGACCAGGCAATAATCCTGGTAGCAATGCTCAAGAATGTCGTCAAATTCAGACCGGTTAATTGCACATAAAAAATCCAGCCACTCGGTTACCGGCCAATTATTAATTGAGGCTGGCGGCGGTTGAGTGGTTTTAAGTAGTTCGATTTTTATCGTTTCAGGGGAGAATTCTTTGGAAGAGAAAGAGGATTGGCACCTAAGAATTTTCGGGATATCATCCTCCCTTTGAAGAAAACCGGGCACGGTTTTCTCTATACGGTTTAGTAGAGCGTTTTTATCGACTTTGAAAATACCGTGTTCCTCTCCAATGAGGATTAATTTTGGATAATATCCTATAAACCACTTTAGCGGCATTCCTAATGTCCATATGAGCACCAATAATGCTGAATTATTTCCACCCATTTGCTTAAAGTTGGTGAGTATCTCATCGAGATACTCAGCAGATGACCGAATGTTATTATCTGGTTTAGTAGAACACTCGTTTTGGTCGATTAGTTGATGTGCAATGACATTGTTGAGATACTCCTGATATCCAAGATTTATCCAACTGAAAACGGGGGTTGTGAAGGAATTTGGTTCAATAAAATGTGGGGAACTACTGATGAGCCACAAAGCAGCTGAAAATGCATCTTTACTAATGTAATAGCTATGGTTATTGTTACCTAAGTACCACCCTGATGTTAAACCATTCTGTTTGTATTTAATTTGGACATTTTGCCCGAAATGGTATTTGGTCAACATTAATAAATGGTCTTTGGTCAGCGTTTGGGTTTTTAAATTTTCCATAGTATAATTTCCTAGGATTGACATATTATTATATGTTTTATACAGTAGTCAACACTGTTTTGCAGTGACTTTTAATGCTTGTATCAACATTATCAATATCATCAAGTGTTGACTATTATATAGTATTTTTAATATTTTCCAACACTTTTTTTCAATTACTTCTCAAAGTTAACCCCCAGTGAAGCGATTAGCTCTTGCAAAATACGATTTTTCTCCATTTCGCCACCCTCCGTTGCCACATCCACAACTTTTCTTTTTGCGTCAATAAGCTGATATATTTCCTCATCAATCGTTTTGTTTGCCAATAAATACCAAACATTTACACTACTTCTCTGCCCAATACGATGACAACGATCTTCGGCCTGGCTGTGGTCAGCAGGAGTCCAGCCCAGTTCCAAAAACGCAACATTGCTGGCTGCTGTCAGAGTTAGCCCAACTCCCCCTGCTTTCATATTCATCACAATCAGCTTAGTTTCCGGATCGGTTTGGAATTTATCGACCAATTCTTGTCGTTGGGTTTGAGGCGTTTCTCCAGTGAGCGTTAACGCGCTGCTGAACTTTTCCGCTATGGCATCGATAATATTTTGATGGGTTGCGAAAAGTACCAATTTTTCGCCACTTTCTAGAAAAGACTCTATCCATTCAAACAAGGCCGATAATTTCCCCTGAGCAGCCAGTTGTTTTAAATACTCTATTTTTACTAACTGCTCAGCATACTTGGCACGTTCAGCCAATTTTTCCCCTTTTTGCTCGGTAAGCCATTCAATTAAATTTCTTTCGACTTTTTGATATTCCCGGCGATTATCGATGTCCAGAGAAATTACGCTACGTTGTTTTGCAGGCAATTCTGCTAAAACACCCGCCTTGTCGCGGCGAATGTAGCATATTGAACGGAGCTTCTCGTTAAGCTCGGTTAGATTAGCCGAGCCGCTGAAATCCCAGCCCCAGCGCGTTTTTTGGGCTGCGCAATACCGCTCGGCAAATTTCCAGAAGCCCCCCACGTCATCTAATCGCCCAAGAATCTTTAGTTGGCTAAGGAGTTCTTGTGGACGATTTAAGACTGGTGTTCCAGTCAGAGCAAGGCGAATTTCAATGCCCTTGGATAATTCAGCAGCAGCTTCAGTACGTTGCGATTTCCTATTTTTTAGGGCATGGGACTCATCGAAAATTACAGCTTTAAATCCGCGCATTTTAAGCAGATTTAAGTTTTTCTTTAGAATGTCATAGTTTATTATTTCAATTTCAGCAGCCAATCCGGCTGCTGTAAAAATCGATACAGAACGCCCTGGCAACCATTTTTTGGCTTCTCGTTGCCAGTTCAATTTTAAACTAGCTGGACATACGATTAGGGCTGGATAAGCTCCGGTAGCCTGGATGGTGGCAAGTGCCTGCACTGTTTTACCAAGTCCCATTTCGTCTGCAATAAAAGCGCGTTTAGCCCGTATCGCGTATGCTACACCCGCGCGCTGGAACGGACGTAACTCACCACCTAATCCTTCTACTCTAAGATCGGAATTCTCGGCACGGCTAGCCTCAATATTCGCTTTCATTTGCTCTAGAGCTTCTTGCATCATGTGATCGGCTTGATCGGTAATTTTAAGCCCAAAATCTGTCGCGATGTCGTACATTCTGCTAATGCTGTCTACGCTGAGTGCCACATGCCTGATGGCAATACCATCAGGACGTTCTTCGACAAATCTGGAACCTGGAAAGTTCATAGCGGCTGTGAAATCCCTATCATGGGAGTACTCCACAACTAAAAAATCCGTACCAGCGCGGATCTGCTTTACCTCTGGGGGTGGATTGTCCAAGGCTGTGCGGGCTTCAGGGGAAACGTAAAAATTAAACTGTTGTGCCACTTCCCGTAGTGCTATGCAGGAATTACGGAAGAGAGGCACAGAATCGCCATACCCATCTTGATATTTTCGTCTAGGGACGTTTCGCATTGCTGCGATAACGTTGGCGTCATAATCGAATCGAACTCGAAAGCGATTGCCATCTAGGCTAATTTGCCGAGCATGTTCAGCTTGTTCTGGATGTTCCATTATTTCAGCTATGGCATTCAACGCTGCTCCCGAAAACTCAAAATGCCAATGCTGAGCAATTTCCACCATAGCTTCAACAGATTCAACACGTCTTGGAATCACGTTAGTTTTGGTACCGTAATCAAAATAGCGACCGGATACCTTCCTGATAGCCGCTAAAAAATTTTGAAACTCACTGTTATCATCGAAATGTGAATACACCAGAAATTGGCCAGAAGTATTGAACGCAATATACCGATCTGGTTGAGCTCCGGTAGGTTTTGGTGGCTCTGGGATAGCGTCGTAGTCAATGCCGCCTTCCTGTAATTGTTTACGGTACTTCTTCAGAAGTACCCAGCCAGTACGTGCCTGATGTTGGGTTAGTTCAGGTAACGAGGCGAGATATTGACCATATTGAGCATCAAATTTATTGAATCCACATCCATCTTGAGCATTAGCTCCATCACACCGAGCACTAAGATATTTCAAAGCTTGGTGGATTGTGACAAGGGGTTTCTCAAAAAGGGTTGGAAAAGCATCTGTTTCTATTGGGTCCAGCGCCTGGATTGTAGCACCAGCACGAATCTGCCCCACTTCAGTTTGAATATCAAACTTATGCGTTTGATTTAGCCAGTCCCAAGCTTCATTTATATTTGTTCCTATGCGACAATCATAATTATCTTTACATAAGTACCAACCAGAACCAGTTGCCCGGCGATACTCTACTTTTACGTTATCGCCAAAAAAACTCTGTGCTTTTGCCACGAATTGTGCTTTAGAAATTTTAGTTGCTTTGGTTGCCATGTTATAATTCCTTCCTTTAAGTTTTTACTTTCTCAATAGAGTTGACCATTGTACACTGTTTTATATTCTTGTCAACACTTTTTTTATTACTTTTGGCGCCACTATAAATTAATTATAGGTTAATTTGGCACCACTAAAATCGGCATCACTTAGATTAGCCCCGCTAAGATCAGCGCCACTTAGATTAGCTCCGCTCAAAGACATCCCTTCTTTGACGTGGAGTTCAACTGTATTTTTTAGCATAGACATGATATATTTTCTTTTATGTACCAATTTATACAGTTGTCAACACTTTTTTATATAAAACTACTCTACTTTCGCCCTCAATATTTTGAAAGCGGCAGATTTTTTGAGTTCAGTTTTTCCAGTTTCTAATCTACGAACCGTATGCTCAGAAACGCCGAGCCAGGCTGCGAACTGCTTTTGGCTAAAACCACCGGCTCTTCTGAAACTCTTAATATCTTCAGGGGTTTCGATTGGAGCAAAATTGAGGACGATTCCCCTTAGCTGAATGTTCTTTTTTATTTCATTTGCAATGTAATGAACCATCCTTATGCGCCTTTCAGCTCTCGAACCACTAATGAAACTATACGGACCAAGATCCCCGAAATTCCATTCACCATCAAAAAAGTTCACTTCAAATATTCTTCTACAGGACATTGCTAGTTTCCCATTCCCATTGATCCCAACAAAAAAAGGATGGCAAATGTCCAAGTTACTGTAGTAAAACTGGATGAATTTCACTAAGTCTAGTGCCAAATGTTCTACTGAAACATATTTCAAATTAATTTTGTTACTCATATTATTCATATTATTCGTTACTAAAACTATAAACGTGCTCTTTATTCGTTACTAGAAACTATCAACGTGCTCTATAGTGTGTATATTATAGAGCACGTTGATAGTTTGTAAAGGACTTTTTATCTACCATTTATCTGTGACAAATTACCGTTTGTCGATATATTTTATATATTATATATAATAATATATATAACTTAATAAGTTAGAATAAAATGAGTAAAATGAGTAAAATGAGTAAAATGAGTAAAATGAGTAAAATGAGTAAAATGAGTAAAATGAGTAAAATGAGTAAAATGTTTATTTTAAAATAAATATATATAGGGTAATATCTCATTTTACTCATTTACTCATTTACCTCGTAAGTTTATGTTTATATAAAGGAAACACTTTTTCTTATTTATCCTACTTACGAGATAAGTACATGATTTCTATAATTATACTACTAAAATACCATTTATACTCATTTATCTCATTTTATCTACCGTTTGTAGATAGATATCTACCGTTTGTCGATAGATAAATGGTAAGTACTTGTTTTTTTAAAAGAACCTGAAGGCGTATCATCAATTAAAATTAATTCCTTGCCTTCAGTTAGGGAATTCAACAGGTTATCGCGAGTTTGTTTGTCGAGCCACTTTGTGTTTCTAACCAATTCGCTCTTTGTCATCGATCCTCCCTTACGTTTGATCAGAGCCAAAACTCTTTTTGCATATTCCTCAGTCAGGTTTTCTGCCATATGCTCATCTAAGGCACCTATTAGAAGATTTATGGCGTTTTCTACATACAGGGTAGCCCAACGTACCGCCTCTATTGATATTGTCCCTTCTAGCTCGAATAAAGATAAAATTAACGCTATTTTTGCAGCGTGCTCACCAGCCCTAGCATAAATTGAAGCAAATTTTTGGTCACTCTCTAACACTTGCAAATCCATTCGCAGCCGAAATTTATTCCAGAGTTGTTTAGCCGCTGGCGCGAATTCAATTCGCTTGGCGGATTGAATTTTTATCCCACTAATAGGATCGGCCTTGTATTCATACGGCATATTTGCTATATTTCTCAAATGCTTCAAAAGGTTTTTTGGGATTGCCAACAATTGAGGCTCCAACTCAATTGTGGCATTCTCATTTCCACGAATGAAAATAACACGGGATAACATGCCGCTGCTCAGCATAGTTGGGGTTAGTCCGGCATAGAACTCATCGGGGGTGCTTGTGGCATAAATACCAAGGCACGGTTCCCGAATAACCACAACTCCACCCCCTTTTGTAGCCGTGGAATGGTAAACATTGTTTGCAGCACTAAAAAAATCATTTAGTACTTCGTTTATTTCCCGCCATGGCGCTGATGTCCTTTCATTTCCAACCATTTTTAAGAATAGTCCAAACTCATCGTGCATGAACAACTTTGAGGGGGGGATCGTGTCCATGAGTTTTACTACCCCGGCGCCGGTGCCTAACTTCAGGCTGCAAAATTTCTCTAGTTCCAACAACCTGAACAAACGTTGTACGAATTTTCGACTATGATCTTTTCCACGTCCTGGACCAACAATTGCGCAAAAATATAGGTTGGTGCGGAGATCGGTCGGAGTTGACACTTTCCCTCCCAATATGACGCCAATTGCTGCCAGCAAATTGGCAACGGTCAACTCGGGCTGTTTTTTTGGAGCGGAATTGATAATGATTTCAGTTAATTGTGAAAATTTCTCGAATGGGGGGATGGTTGGAAAAGTGGTAATTTTTGCAGGTGGCTCTACAGGATCTATTTGTACTAATTCCATAGCCTGTTTTTTTTCCACAGTTTGTTTGCCAGTTTGGCCACTGCCAAAAACATAAACATTACCGGCTCGATTTTTTCGTAGGGTCATGTCGCCATAAGTTTCCCCTGTTGCTGAATGACGTTTGTCCCATTTTTCCCTCATAAGACTTGATGAACGAAAGATTCTGTCTATTTGCGCTTCGTCAGACGTCCAAAATGACAGAATTGAACAAAGAGCCGCATCGGCTTCCGACTGAGAAGGGTATCTGCCTTCCCATAAACCACGCATTAACGCATTAAAATTATTTCCGTTTTTAGCTTTTTGAGCTTTGGAAATTATCTCGGAATCCGAAAAGTTTAGGGGGGGGCTGGGGGGTTGGAGGGGGTGTTTTTTTGTAAAAAACTTTTCATAAAGCCAATCCAGGGACGATTGACAGTTTGTGACATTACTTGAACTGACTGGAAAACGCGACCCAGTGACAGTGAGATAGCGAGGCGAATTGCGGTCATATATCTCGATCCATTTTTCAGTCGAGCCTTTACCACTGCGTTTTATATCCCCTGTGCAAAAAATGTGCACGCCAGTCCCTGAAGGTGAATATTCTATGTACGTCGTGCTGAATTTCTCAATAATATCGTGGGCTACCGAATTTACTACTCCTCCATTCGCAGTAATAATGTGATCTAAATCGATGCCTACGATATTATCGCATAGGCAAAAACCGATGCCGCTGAATTTTAACTTATCAGCCTCATATGTAGAAACGACAGTAGAAAATTCTTCCCAAGTCGATGGATCGTTAGTTTTTGCGTATGACCCATCGATTTTTAACGGGACTTTCGTTAACTTGTTATTTTTTTTTTAAACTGCCACAAAACCCAGGCACGAGCCTGGGTTAGGGTTGTTGGTATACTATTAAACATTGTCACTATCCGTGTTGTTAATGAGAATGTATATTTCAGCGAGTTCACTAGTGTTTTGGATGGCTTTTTTCATAGCATCGTTTATGTCCACCCAGCGCCGTGCTTTAGCGTACCTGTCTTTAGGCGAATCCGCCCAATCTACAATTGTTTGGAGAATATCAGTATCTTGATTCTCCTTTAGGAGATCAAGAATGTTAGTTTTCATGCTGTTGTCCATTATATTGGTTTCCTTATTGTTAACGTGTCTGTTTCTTTTGGGTTATTAAGATATCCTTTTTTAAGGATATAACGCTAGTACCTAAATTAGGGAAAATATCCATTTTTTTTGACATTTATACTGCCTCATTTTCTGATAGGGATGGGAAAGTGATATAAAAAGCGGCACCACCACCATTTCGTGCTGTGTAATTGAGTGTACCACCAAGTGCTTCAATGATTTTGCGGGAAATATGTAATCCCAAACCAGTTCCACGTTCAGTTGACTTAGTGCTCTCAAATGGCATAAATAACTTTTCTGCAAATTCTGGTGTGATGCCAGGACCATTATCGGCTACTTGAATTCTAGTTTCACCAGTAACTAAATGTTCGGTTGTAACCCATATCTGGGGATTAGCCAAGCCTTCGAGCGCATCTTTGGCATTATTCAATAAATTGATCAGAACTTCTTCTAGTTGAAATGGATT